TGGCCACCTCCAAATTGGACTGAGGTAGTTGTACTTTGGGCCTACATCATGGAGCACAATACACACAATCCAAACGACATATACAATTGGGTACGCAGGCAACCAGGTGGTCGTTTTCACTTACATGGTTATAAATGTACAGAAGGATTTGCCTACAGATTTGAAGACCCTAAAGATGCCACTTGGTTTAGATTAAACTGGCTCTAGTGAATGGTATAGGCAGTTAGTTCGTTTGGATCATCGATATCAAACACTCTAAACACATCCATGATGCGTTCGCTGTATTCAAATATCTCATCATCTGGAAACATTACTGATTTTAATGTTCCATCTGCTTTAATAATAAAAATAAAATCCTCTGGGCTGATCTCGTCAACTTCATTAATTTCCAGATCTTCTGTGACGTCTTCTGTGATTTTTGCCATCGTCATGCTCCTTAAGGTATTTAATGTTTTCGTCTATCTTATTAAGTAATTTTACTATAACTTCATGACCTAAGTCAAATGCTTTGTAGTATTGTTCTAGATCAGAACAGCCAATGGTGCATGATTCTTTTAGTTCATATGTTCTAACATGATATCTTGCGGCAATGTTAGCAGCATAGGCACTGATCTCGTCTGGATCACCTAGATATTCCTGTTGTTCTCTAATCTTAGGATCTTCGTGTTGACTAACATACTTTTGTCTATGTAGTCTAAACTTACGGGCACGATATTGTTGTTGATGTTCATATTCATGTACTAGTGTTTCTACTAGTTCCAAGACCATGCGTTCAGCTCTGTCCTGTGTAATTTCCCAAGGAGTAAATTTAGGATGATTAACAATAAAATTAATAATAAACTGTTTGCGACCCTGTTCATCTAGATTAGGATCATACTCTGCACCAATGGTAAATTCGCCTGGATCCAACGATGACTCATCACCTATGTATAGTTTTACTCTGACTGGGTGTAGTCTATTTAGATGTCGGCCCATGCCACGAACAAATGCTCGAAGGCTAACGTGTTGTCCGACTAGGCCTAATAACCATTCACTGATATGTTTATATTCAACGGATGGTTTTAGGTACATGATTTATCCGGTAAAGTTAAGTGGTTTAATACCGTTCGCTAGCATCAGTGCTTTATTTTTGCCTTCTGCTAAACTGGCTCTGATACTGTCACCTTCTGCTGAATTAGGCACAGCTAGACTATGTAGTACATCAGTGATTCCTGAACCTGATGTATCTGCGCCAATTTTGTGTAGACTAGTAGCAAAGTTCATTGCACTGCTAGCACTATTAGCAGGTGGATTGTTTAGATCAATCCTTGCAACATTTGTGAATAGGTCGTTTGATTTTGCTGTCTGTGCTTCTAATGCAGCAATAGTAGTTGAGTTAACTCCGCCCACTGAGCTTAATGCATCAAAGTGAGCACCACCACTGACCACATGTGTAAAGTCATGCATACTAGGCACACCTGGCATAACACCAGTCAATGAGCTAGCGTATGCGCCACCTGTCATGTTTGTAATACTTGGACTCAGATTTGCTATATGTGCGCCTAGGTCTGGCGCGGCAGCATCTAGGTTAGGTATGCTAGGTACCTGTATGTTGTTTAACAATCCGCTGGCCGCATCAGGTGTTTTAAAACTAGCACCCATATCTTTAAATTTAGTACCAATGCCAGTTAGTCCGCCTGTCAGTCCACTAACGCTGCCTGCTGGTGCTAATTTATTAATATCTGTTAGATCTTTAAGATTGTTAATTGTACCCGGTGGGTTAATACCCAACGTCTGCTTCACTGTGGCAATTTGCGCTGGATCATTAATTGATGTCAGTGTGCTATTAATGCTGTCAGCATACACTGGATCTGTAATCTGTGAAGGGTCTAAATTCACACCATTGGTCGCCAGTGCTGAATTTAATCCTGTTTGATTAGCCAGTTTAGCTGATGTAAGTTTGCTGACTAATCCAGCACCTGTACCAAACGTTGCCATGTTGGTTGTATCAAAGCAGGGTCCTGCGGCAGATAGAGCATTGGCCGCACTAGGTAAACTACCAAAGGTACCATCTAATCCCTGTGTGGTCATGCTACTCATATTAGTAACGCCACTGCCTAGGTCGCTATATGATGTATTCTGCATAAAGTTAGTAGCTGTTTTAATATCTGTGCTAGTTCCAATATGTCCCTGTGCTTGATTTAAGAATGAACCAAATGCCGCATGATTGTCTGTAGCAGCATTACCCGTAAATCCCAATTTACCCTGTAGAGTAGTTAGGTTAGTTAATGCTGTTTGTGCATTGGCTTGGTTGGGATTATATATGTCACCAGCAACCGTGGATAAACTAGCCATCGCTTTCTGCACACTTGGAGCAATCTGCAATGCCGCATTTTGATTGATGTGAACCATAGCAGTTATAGTAGAAGGTGTGATACTACTACCGCCGGCGGTAGCCTGTGCAACTTTCTGTCCTTCTGCAATTACCGAGCCAGCTTGCCCGGATATTATATTATCTGCTGTGGTTTGGTCACCCATCTTACTTACCTTATGTTATGATACTGCCTTTGGTAACTGGCTCAATTCCAGTTGTGGTTTTGATATAATGATTTTCTACATCTCTAATAGTAGGAGCATGCATCATTACGTGTTTCTTTTCCAAGGCTACAGTCTTATTTAAGTCACCTGTAAATAGGCTTTGAATCAACCCTAGTCCCTGTTGACTAGGCATTACTGTACATGGTTTATTGATAGTATAATTGTCTGATGTTTCGTCTACAATTCTACCTACGATCTCGTCACCGTTTACTAGTTTAAAACTTACGATGTCATCTTTTGCATACTTATTAGTTACTAACACTTGATTCTCCTAAACGTTGTTGAAGTTCTTCATCTGATAATTTTGCAAGACCCTGATACCCGCCTTCTACGAACAGGTTACCATTTAGATAAATTTGCGGTACTGTGCGATGTTTTTGTTCTAATAACCATTCACGTGCTTCGTGGTTTTCATCAATCTTTACCACTTCATATGGTATGTCTTTCTTTGTTAATAGTGCTTTGGCCTGCTCACAGAATGGGCAATTGTTTTTTGAATATACTGTAATCATTTACTTCTCTCTTTAATTTGATAAATATTAGTGTAGTTCGCGGGTGTAGGAACCCCAACTACTCTAACATAAAGGACTATGCCAGCATGTATATTTATAATACACTAAATCCATCAGATAATAAAGAGAAAAACACATTTTATGTGTACGCATACCTGCGTAAATCTAACAATACTCCTTATTATATAGGCAAAGGCTCGGGTAATAGAGCATTTACTAAACATAAAGGTATCTCTGTACCCAAAGATAAATCTAAAATTGTTATTTTAGAAAACAATTTATCTAACATCGGAGCCTTAGCTATTGAGCGTAGAATGATCCGATGGTATGGTCGTAAAAATCTTAAAACTGGTATCTTACTTAACCTAACAGACGGCGGCGAAGGTACCATTGGAATTAAACGATCCGAACATCAAAAACAATTACAGCGTCTAAAAATGTTAGGTCGATTAAGTAAAACTAAAGGATCTAACAACGGAATGTGTGATCTCACCAAACATACTTTTTATCATATTAGCGGAATTATTGAACATTGTACCAAGAATGAGTTATATACAAAATATAACTTATGTAAGGTTAATGTTCACGCATTATTTGGCGGGTCAAATCCTCAAAAATCTGTTAAGGGATGGTCTATTATTAAAGATTGGGTAAATCCTCATAATTTATTGCGTCCGACATAACCCCTATCACATAATTAGTGCTTTCACTTTCTTGTAATGCTGTTTGTTTTTTGCTAGTATCGCTGTGTTTGTTAAACCATGGAATTGGTGTAGTCTTTGGTGCTGGGCTTTGGTATTTGATACCGATCTCTTTTAGTGCGCCAACGGCTGTATAATCAACAAAATCTTTAAGAATATTGGCATTTAAACCAATAACTGGACCTAATTTGAATAGATAATCGGCCCAATCTTTTTCTTCTTTGATAACTGACATATACATAGCATAGACTTCATCTTCACATTCTGCTTTAATAGCAGTAAAACGTGGATCCTCTTTAACCACTTGATTAATCAAGAACGCTGTCCATTCTTTGTGTAGTAGTTCGTCTTGTAGGATTAGGCTGATAATGTTACCATTGCCAATAAAGATCTTATTCTCAACCATGGCCAAACTAGTAGCAAATGATACCATAAAGCGGAATGCTTCTAGACCATAACTAGCATGTAGAGCTAGCCAAATAGCTTTGATATGATCACGTTCATCAATCTTATGGCCCATTTCCTTACGGCAATTAATTACGTGTAACTTATCATAGTAATTGCCAATAGTACTTGCCATGCCCACAATCTCTTCAGTATCGTGAATAGTATTAAATACGTCCTTAGGCACATTGTAAATATTGCGAATAATATGACTGTACGATTTACTGTGAATATTAGTTTCAAAGAAACTCCAATTGCTGATCAGTGCTTCTAGCTCCGGAATACTCACCACAGGACCAAATACCTGATTAGGTGCACGACCTTGTAGGCTATCTAGTGCTGTCTGGCGTAGTAAATTACTAGTAAAGATATGTTTAACTGCATCTGATGCATCTTTAAAGTCATTGCTGTCTTTGGTTAAACTAACTTCTTCTGGTTGCCAAAAGAATCCCCTAGCAGTAGCTTCGAAGTTAGCAATCTTATTATATTTTACTTCCTCAAAGCGTTGAATGGTTACAGGCCCTGCTGGATCAAGAAACATCTTACGATGTAGATAGTCTGTTTTGGTACTTAGGTTATATTGTTCTTTACTCATTATTTTTTCTCTTATAATCTTCTATCGCGCTTTTAATTGCATCTTCTGCTAGTACTGAGCAGTGTATCTTTACCGGCGGTAGCGCAAGTTCTTCAGCAATCTCACTATTCTTAATCTCTTGAGCTTGGTCAAGCGTGCGGCCCTTAAGCCATTCAGTGACGAGGCTTGAACTAGCAATCGCACTTCCGCATCCGTAAGTTTTAAACTTTGCATCAGTGATAATGCCATTATCTACCTCTATTTGTAACTTCATTACATCACCACAAGCAGGTGCACCAACCATACCAGTGCCTACCTTGGGTGAGTTTTTATCTAAACTACCAACGTTGCGTGGGTTTTCGTAATGATCTAGAACTTTGTCAGAGTATGCCATAACTAAACCGAAAAACTACTCCCACACCCACAACTTGATTGGGCATTTGGATTTTTAATTGCAAATTGGCTACCTGCCAAACTTTCTGTATAATCAATTTCAGCACCTTGAAGGTACTGACTACTCATACTATCAACTAATAGTTTAGCACCATTTACATCTAAACTAAAGTCATCTTCGTTTTTTGTTTCGTCAAATGTAAATCCGTACTGGAATCCCGAGCACCCGCCACCTTGTACAAAAATACGTAGATTAAGTGCTGGGTTATTTTCTTCAGCTAATAATTCATTAATTTTCTTTACTGCATTTGGAGTCATTGTAACTAAAGTTTGCATTCTTAAATTCCTTCCATTCTATATCTTCTATTGGGGTCCATCCATTTCTGAAATATTTTACTATATTCATAAACGGTCCTGCTAACTGATGTGCGGTGCCAGAAAAATTATTCAATATTTCTTAGAGCTTACAGGCCAAACAGTCCTCTTCTCCTTCGTCAAAATCAATCACTTCGAGTTTAGCTTCTTCAGCATCAACACCTTTACTACCTTGTTTATTGATTAATGAGTAATACATCGTCTTAAGGCCCCAACGGTGTGCCAACATCAAATTCTTGGCAATCAATGTGGTTGGTACTTTACGATCTGCCCAATGTGCTGGATTGTAGAAAGTATTAGTACTGATACTTTGATCCACGTAGGCTGCAATAACAGCCGCAGTTTTTAAGTAACCATCACAGTCTTTCTGTTCCCACATAAGTTGATATTTATTTTTTAACTTGTTATATTCTGGTACTACTTGGATAAACGAACCTGCTTTTGATTCTTTAACACTAATCAAACTCATTGGCATTTCAATACCGTTGGTACTGTTAATAACAACACTAGAACTTTCAACTGGTGCTACTGCCATTAGGGTAGCATTACGCACACCATAACTACGCATATCGCTACGTAGTTGTTCCCAATCTAGTTCACGGCTTGGTGTAAAGTCAGCTAAGGTGTTAACACCCTTAGCACGGTTTTCCCAAGGAAAGTATCCTTTACCATAGCGTGTATGTTCACTGTGTAGACAAGCACCGCGTTCTTTAGCAAGATCAACTGTGGCTTCTGTTAGGTAAAATGCCTGATGTTCCATCCAAACTTTAACTTCTTGTAGTGCATCTGACTCACCGTAGAGTAAACTACGTTTAGCATGCCAATAGGCTAAGTTAGTAATGCCAATACCCAGTGGTTGGATTTCATCATTACTCAGTTTACTTTGTATGCTTAAGAAGTCTTGGTAGTCTAAGATATTGCATAGGCTACGTTGTAAGATACGGCAAGCACGTTTCATGTCTTCTGGGTTACGGAACGCACCCCAATTGATACTACCCAAGGTACATAGAGCGATACGACCTTCTTCATCGTCTAAACGTTTAAATGGTTTAGTTGGCAAGAGGATCTCACAGCACAAATTACTTTGGTAGATAGTGTGATACTCTGGATCAAATGGTCCTTGGTTCATGACATTGTCGATAAACACAAGGTAGATACGTCCTGTATCGGTACGTTCTTTTAATATGCCAGATTTAAATACTTCTTCAGCTGACATCTGTTTCTTACGTAGGTCTTTACGTTTCTCGTACTTAACATATAGCTCTTCAAANANCTCTGTGTTCTTATAGAATGCTTCGTATAGATCTGGAACTTCATTAGGGTCAAAGAATGTTATTTGTTCTTTGTTTTTAAATCGTCTCCAGAAGAAAGCTGACAGGACAACGCCATAGTCCATGTGTCTAACTCTAGTTTCTTCTGTACCTTGATTATTTTTAAGTACGATAAGATCATCAAACTGATGATGCCAAATAGGATAAAACACTGTGGCACTAGCATTGCGGATTCCACCTTGTGAACATGAACGTAAATCACCAAACCATTTCTTAAGGAAGGGGATCATGCCTGTGTGCATGATTTCCCCGCCTCGTATAGGACTCCCTAATGGGCGCAAACGACCTATCTCTAGACCAATACCTGCACGCTTACTAGCGTACTTGGCCATCATTTCTCCTGATGCAAAGATACTATCTAAGTCATCATCACTTTTAATCAACACACAGCTACTAAACTGTTTAGTTGGTGTGCCTAGGCCGGCGAGAACAGGCGTAGCAAGTGTAAACAAACCGTCACTAGCACATACATAGTAATCTTTAATATAGCGTAGACGTTGTTGTGGGTTTTCTTTATGGAATACTGTTGCGGCTGCAATAATATAGCGTACCTGCGGTGTTTCGTAGATCTGTTTAGTGCTACGATTACGTACAAGGTATTTCTCGATTAATTGTTCAACCGCGGCATAGCTATATTCTTCATCTTTGCTGTGGTCAATAAGATCATTCATCTTATTCCACTCATCTTCACTATACCATTCAAGTAGTTCGCTAGTATATAATCCAGTAGCTACATTAGTTTTAACGATTTCATACAGGTGCGGAACCTCGTAATCACCATATACATCCTTACGTAACATACTAACACGTTGCTTACCTGCTACGTATTGATAATTTACATGCCCAATATCTGGATTGTGTTCTACGTCAATTAGGTCAACAATAGCGCGAAGTGTAATTTCATCAATTTCACGTGTGCTAATGCCATCATAGAAATGCGGTTGCGCTTTGATTTCTATCATTGACTGGCTTACATCAGCGATGCCTTGGCATACCTTAGCAATCTGATTCTGCCACTTTGTTAAATCTAGTGGTACGACCTGTCCACTACGTTTCTTAACTTGAATATTACTCAACTTGAGTGCCTCTTTAATTTAATATTTTTCTAATGCTAAATCCGTGCTTGAATATCGATATAGTAACTGTAACTGCTTTTCTTCTACTTGTTCTGTATTTACTATCTCGTAAGGCCAGAAATTAAGAATATATTTTCCACCATCAATCCATGCTACATTGTAGCGTTCCTTGGCTGTATAGTCATAATATATATGCAATTCAACATCTACGCTTTTATGACTAGTAAAGTATATAGTGTACACTATTCCTAGAGCTTTAGCAAGATCACAATAGTAGTTTTCGGCTAATAATGTCCAGGGATCTGGCCATGTACTAGGAGCATCTGGTGCCAGGTAATAGGTAACAAATGGAGCAGTACTCCAAAATTGATTTAGCTCACCCACAGCTTCAGACAGTGGTAGATCGCTTAGGCGGTGGCGGATATCCATCCACTGCGCTAACCTATCATTTGTTCGCAGATTCCAAAAATTTTGCCACATATTACAAGAAAGATTTTACGTTATATTTTAAATTACCGGTAGTGCCGGTATTGGTAGAGATGTACTGTAAAGTAGCAACTCCTGTTGAAACTGCAAAACTCAAAGTAACACCTGTGTCTGAAGACTCACTATATTCGTCGTCATAGACCACAGTAGAACCATAGGTACTAACCTTGATAGTACCTAAACGTGTGCTAGTACCTCTAATGATATTATAGTCAATTAAGTTAGTAGTAGATGTGTTTAGTACACAAGATGTTGACGTTGGAGATGAAACATTATCAAATAGTGTAATAGTTGAATAAGTTGACGATGAGTTTGCCGTTAATGCCGCAACGTTAGCAGTTAACCCAACAATTTGATTTTGAATAACAGATAGATTACCTAACGCCGTACCAAGTGGGCTATAAATGGTCAATAGCTCAGTATTACCAATTTCTGGAGCACCTTCTGATAACGTTCCGTTACCAATCCATAGTCGACGTTGGTCAATTGACCAGCCTAGTTCACCGCTTGCTAATGTTGGTAGATCTTCTTGATAGCCTCTACGTACCTGTATTTTGGATATTTGGATTACAGCCATGTTCTCACCTTACTTTGTATCTAGTATTTATGTGAGTTTGTAATACTGCTCAACTCTTTCTAACCAACGAGCTGTCCAAAGATCCCATTCTGCACCTTCTACTGTCCACGTTTGAAACTGTGGTTTATCCCAAACATCGCCTTCTAATAGTTTTGGTTGTACACACATTAAAATAACACCTTGTTTTATGTCAGTTCCGTGTGTTTCGTTATGTGCTAGTCCATAAGCGCATAACTGGAGGAAATAGTCTTCAATCCACTCCGTTTTCTTGGGTTTATTGGTCTGTTTATAGTCAATAATGGCCGGTTTTTGCTTGTAAATTCCGCATGCGTCAGTAGTACCAGCATAAAGTCCTTCTACATATAAAGGCACTTCTATGCCCCACATTTCATCTACGTGTACTAGTCCTTCGTTAACAATTTCTTTAGCCATTAAATGACTTTGTACACTGTAGGGATTAGTGCCTGGTTCGCCCATATCACGGTTATTTCGTACATAGTCCTCTAACCATTTATGCATTCTAGTACCACGATTAGCGGCTTCTGTGGTGATCTCTTGAGCACGCTTTTCCCCTACACTTTTGCGCCAATTGGCTAGAGCCTCTTGTTTCTCTTTGGGTTTGGTTTTATCTAAGATTGTTGTAACACTAGGAACTCTACTACCATCCGGTAAACTGTAAAGTCTTTTGCCATCTACACTCTGGCGGGATATTGGCGTGTAGTCATATCGTTGTATAAGCATACATTAATTATATAGAACTTATAACAGCTTGTCAAACAATTATTTCCATGCGTCAGAAAAATTATCGTTTAATCTATCAATTATTTTTTGTTTTTGTGCGTTGGTGTAGTTATACCATTCAACCATTTCTTCTCTAGTACGCTTACACCCCGTACACACATCGTCTTTAAGTCGACAAACACCAATACATGGGCTTTCAACTTCTTTTTTTGACATTATGCTATAGGTGCGCCACGCTTTTTAGCTGCACGATCAGCCATATCAGACACTGTGTCTACAGGTGCTGTTACTGCATCACCGGCTGGTGTGTTGGTAATCGTATCATCACTAGAGCCTTCTTCGCCACTTGGATTAAGTTCAACTATGTGTTGATTAAGATTTTTGATTAGATTTTGTACTGCTGGATTAGTTTCATTAGCATTAACTAATGCTTGATAGTCAAATGTACGGTCTGTGTTAATAACCATATTAATCAAACTATCTGTAGGAATTTTTGGTGCTACCCCTTCGTCTTCGTATCTATGACGAATTAACTCCAGAGCCGTTACTAAATTAGACTCTGGGGTATTAGTTGGACCATGCGTAAACTCGTTTAAACGCACGATTAACGTACTTCTCTGCCAAGCTCTTCTGAACCGCCAACAGCTGCATCGCTTGCCGCAAAGCCATCTGTTTCGTCAGTGTCTAAATCACTGGTTGGTGCTGGGGGAAGTTCTGCACCTAAATCACCTGCTGGAGGCATATCACTACCACCGATATCCATTGGATTATCAACTTGCTCACCAGTTAAGATACGTACACCACCATCAACACCTTCACGTGCAGATTGTAGGTTAGTCATTAATGCAGCTAGTGTTTCACCTACAGCATTTTTAAAGCCGTCAGCTTGTTCACTACCAATTTGATCACGAATACTGTCTAATAGTTCTGGTAATTGCTCATTTTGCATTTTACCAACTTTCTCAATAGCATCTTGAATGCTATCTACCATGTTACGTGCAGCTAATAATACTTCTGCATTACCTACTTCGCCTTCATTTAGTTGGCTACGTTGTTCACCTAACCAAGCATTGATGCTTTCACGTACAGTTAGTAGTTCCATGTAACGTGGATTCTTTTCTGCTGTATGTACGTCAATACTATGACGAATTTTGTTTAAATTAGCAGTGATCGTTTCACCTAATTTTTCTGCTTTAGCAACTGTCATGTTGTTAAAGTTAATAGCAAAACCAAAGCGGCTTTCCATTAGTTTGTTAATTTTTTTTGCTGATGTACGAGACATTTCTGCGAGTTTCATTGTCAAATTCCTATTTAGACTTTAATATATTTAGCCAAGTTAAGGTTTTTCTTAATTTCTTTCTTAGCCTGTTCTATGCGGTGCATTGTTTCTATATAGCGTGTGCTAAAGTACTCTTCGGCCCACACATCATCCTTTTCCTGCGCTTGCTTGTATCTATGACGGTATAATGTAGCGTCAAATTCTAATCTATTTAATAGATAATCGTTTTCTTTAATATCTTTAGCTAGTTGTGTTTGATTTTTATGTATAGCAATACAGTAGTATATTGCATCCTTTCTATTAAAAAAGTCAAATGCCTGCTGTCCTTGCTCAAAAACACGCCAACATTTGTCATCTATTTTAATTACCTTACTACGGCCTATTAGTATGTCTGACCCCAATTGATAGCAGAATGGTAATTCACTAGGACTTGCTGACAGTTTAGCTAGTTCGTCTTGTGTGAATCTTCGGATCTTTTCAACGTCAAATTCAGTTGATGAGTTTTTTGTAGTAGATTTTGCCATCAGTGTTAATTCGAAGTAATACGTCTTTAACTGTTAGGTTGTGTGCTATAACTTGCTCGCGCTCGTTAAGCTGACCTTTAGGAATAGCCGTATCATCTAAGAATTTCTCAAGAAGTTCTTGCTCTTCATTAGTGATAGCTAGTAGTAATTTGTTTGTAAGTTCGACGATCTTCATGTAAGTATTTATTACTTAAAGAGGCCGTGAGTAATAAAGCCAAGTAGTGCTGATAAGACTACTCCGCCAATGGTAAGGAAGATCTTAATGGTCTGTTTGTCTTGGCCTTCTATCTTATTTGATAATGAGTTCTTAATATCAACAAGATGGCCCTCAAATTTGTCCATTCTTTCTTCTAAATTTTGTAGTTTAGTTTCCAAGTTTGCGTACCTAACGGCACATATCTCAACGTGGGCTTCTAGATTTATTTTTTCAATTTCTGTCGGTGAAGACATTGGTCGCTTCCTTATGTAAGCGATGCTTCTCGATGAGCCTTAATGTATGCCTTAATATGTGCCTTAATGAATGCCTGTAGCATCAACTAATATTTAGTTAATCTTTAATTGTTTTAAAGTACACGTTATTCCATGGGCCTTTAGGTTGGAATACTGCGACTTCTGGTTGTGCTGTTTCGGTCAGACCTAGAGTTACTGGAGTAATTTTAAAATCATATTTGACTAGACCAAACTTATCAGATCCATCTTGGTAGATGTCTGCATAGTCTGTAGAGAATGTGAATGTCCATATCTTATGCACACCTGCGTAGTTGATGCCAAAGTTGTAGTCTTTAACATCTGCTACAATTATGTCAGTGGATATGATCGTAGGCTGTGTACGTAGACTAATAATCTGTTGTACTGTTTCCCAGTTACGCTGTTGGTTACGTTCAATCTCATGTTCCGGTGAATAGGTAGTTACTCCAGTCGGAGTAATGTCAATGAGAGTATAACCTTGATATAGATAATGTTGAGTGTTCACAATAATATTTATGGCCAATAAAAAACGGCACTATAAAAGTGCCGTTTTAAGTTTCAATTACTAACTGTTTAGATTAGTATGTGAATAGTGCTACCGAAGTACCTGAAACACCACCACCACCAACGTTAGCTGATGTGTTAACGTATGATTGTAGTACTGGAGCTGATGGAGCAGCACCAGAGATAGCTACGTGGAATAGGTTACCTGTTTGTGGTGCACCTAATAACTCGATCGAACCAACTGATTCAATAGCTAAAACAATTTTTTCAAAATCAGAACCAGCAGCTGCATAGTTCTTGATTGTGCCATTACCAAAGTCATAAAGACCAGCTAATGTAACTGTATAGTGTGTAAGGGTACGGCCAGTAACGCTTACGTTACCGCTGTCTGTTGGGCGTGCCCAACCATTTGTACGTGCGATTGTTGCCATGATTTAAATCTCCTAATAATTAGTACGCTTTCGCGCATACTTTTATTTATGCCTGCTATAAAATATTAACCGAATATATTATGCTTTTCCAGCAAAATTAATGCGGCTAAATTCTAGTCGATCTACTAGTTTAATAGCACCACCATTGTGTCCTATTGCTACAAAGCCCTCTGGAGCAGTTACTTTATAGCCGTCATCTGTTTTTTGGAATGTGCCTATGCTTTCTACCTTGCGTAGTTTAGCTAGTAATAGGTTTTTAAGTTCAATAATACGTTTGTATGTAGCTAGTACACCTACTAGGTTATTGCTGTTATCAGCGATCCATTGTTCACGTTGTTTAATTTTAGCTAGGCGACCTTGTGCCGCACGTCCTTGTGGGCCACCTGACAGGTCTTCTATACCTTTCATCATTTCATCATTGTAGTGTGATAGGAAGTCTTTTAAGAATGCAGTGGGGTCTGTGATCTGTGATCCACCACGTACACTTTTGTTAATAAAAGGTTTAATCATACGACCAAATTCTTTATCCTGTAGAACAATATCAAAGCGTTGTTGACCTACTTTGTCCATAGTTGCCTTAGTAGCCGCTAGATGTTTTTTAATAGTTGCATCTTCTTGTGGAGTAAGGCTGGCTACCCCTGTAACGTCTTTATATGTAGCATCATCAAACCACACATCGTTAGTTTGATTTAATCCACTAACATTAACACCAAACTCAGCATTCATAGTTTCTAAACTATCGCCTACATAGGTAGTATGGAATATAATTCCTAGTTTAGCTTTGGCAATACGTTGGCCTAGATTACTTTTAACTGGCACCGCGTAGGTAATGGTGTTAGGTGTAAACACATAGCAGTCTTCACCGTTGACGGTAACTGTAGTAACTCCACCCTCAGCAAACATTAGGTCACCTTGAATAACACCACCAATGCCAATCTTGCTTAGATACTTCAATGATGCTTCTAGTAAGGCTGCTAGTTCTGGACGATCACCGTAGAATGCCTGTACGTCTTTACTTGACTTACAGCGACGTGGTTCACCTTTGTTAAACACTGCTTTGGTACCTACAAAGAATTTACTGTCACTGGGATCAATACCGCAGATAATAGCTGGACTGCCGTCCCACTTAACTGTTAGTTTTACAGGATCACCTGTGCCTTCTGCTAGCATATGGCGTAGACTTTCAACAAAGTTAATCGCATCAATTGCACCTGCATAACCGCTATTAAATATTAAGTCTTCAAGATGCTCCAAATGAGCATTCTTGCTTTCAGTTAATAACCATTTAGGTGTTTGATTTTTTATTTCAAATAATTTCATGCCTGTGCCTTTGCCTGCTGTAACTGTCTCATTAGACTAGCATATTTTGGATCGTTGGGATTAATTTTTTGTCCGCCAACAGTAATAGGTTCTTCATTAGCCGGTTCTTCTGCAGAGGTTGGGCGTTGTTTTGGCGAATGTTTTTCTTTCCACGCTTGATACCTAGCATCCTGAGCCGCCACAGTCTTATCATTCTCTGCTTCACCTGCCTCGCGTTCTGCTTGGCTAGCGTATGTCTGACCTGTTTGTGTATTATATCCATTAGGTTGACCTTGCCCTTGATCTAATTGATCAATTATTGCCAATAACTGTTCTTTTTGTTTTCTAGTCAATCGACTAATATCAGGTAGGCCAGATACATCTGCTGGTTGATCAGTTGGCGCTTGTCCTTGTGCAGGATTTACTTTAGGCTCTGGTTTAACCCCAATTGCCTTAAGACTATTAGTTACAACATCAGCAGCTACTCCTAATGATTGTACAATCTTAGCAATAGGACCACTATCAGTTGGGCTACCTGCTTTCTTCCATGCCGCTTGTAGTTTATCTACTGTAATTTTAGTAGTTAGGTTGTGACCAACTTGCTGTGCTTTTTGTCCCACTGCTTGTGCTGTTGCCTGTGCACCTTTCTTAGCAGCTCCGCCCACAGCACCTGCTACCTTAACTGCACCTGATTTAAATTTATCAAATAGTCCTTCAGCAATAACAATATGTTCAAACAATGCTAGAACTTGTTTACTGGTTAGATTGCGACTTTCATTTGCTCCACCAACTTGACTAGCATACTGTGCCATTACCTCTGGTGGATATCTATTACCCATATCCATTGCCATTTTCATTACAGATAACTGGTCTTGGCTTAGTGGTTGTCCTGGTATTACAGGTTGATTAGCAATCATATAGCCTTCATAAGAATCACTATATGCAGTTGGATCATTGTCTGTAGGAATGTTACTTGTTTGGTCCGCACCTCTGATTGCTTTGCCAAGTTGGCTAGCACCGTAGGCTAATGCGCCTGTTTCGGCACCTGCTACAGCGGCTGCACTAAACTTCTCACCTTGTAGAAGTTTATCTGTCATCTTAAATAGACCAAGTGCGGTGGCGCCACCTGCACCTGCTCCACTAATACCTGCGGCAGCAATTAAGGCTCCATATATTAAACTTTGTGCTACCGGATGGGCTTTAGCAAACGTGCGGTACTTGTCAACGTATTGCATAACACCTGCATCACCACCTGTAGCCTGTCTAAGTTTAGCGGCTGCTTGCTCGTATGCAGCATCTGCATTTTTCATTGGACCACTATTTTGTACTTTGCTTACAAGATCTTTATAGGCATTATTTACTGCTACTAGCGCATCTTTACCCAGGCCAAGAGCTGATCGATTACCGCCTGCTTCTGTTGCAGATTTTTCAATCTGTTGGAATAACTGTGTAATCTGCGGTACTGTTAACTGTGCTTCTGCAATAGCACGGCCTGCACTTTCCCATAACATCATACTTGATTTGTTTTTAGGGGTTAGTCCTTCGTATAAGTATGCGTTGGTATTGTTAATTTTTAATTCAGTAATTTTCATATTATGATGCCATCGATGCTTGTAGTTGTTTCTTTAGTTCTGCACGTTGAGCCGCAGTTAGCTTGCTAATATCCGGAAGGTTTTGTACTTCTTGTTCGATGTTAGGGTTAATGTTTGATGCCTTAGCTGTGTCAAATGCGCCAGCAGTTTGATCCATACCTAGACCTTTAAAGAATGATCCTATTCCACTTTTATTTGAAGGCAATTTTTTTGCAGTAGTTGGTTCATCTTCTTCTGGTGCGCCTTGTACTGGCGTTTGTGTAATTGGTTGTGCTGGTGGTTTTTCTTGGCTAGGTTTTGCCTGTGCTGGCTCTTGCTTTGGTTTTTGCTCTGGTTTTTGTTCTGGTTGATCGGGTGTGCGACCCGCGGCACGATCTTGTGCGGCCGCGGCATCTAAGTTCTTTTGATAATTTGGATTATTTGGGTCACCTTTATGTACGGTAGCAGTTGGCTTCATTGCTGGGTTGTACGTAGGATCTGCAATCTTCATTGTGGGTTTAGATTGTGCTGGTGCTGGCTCTTGTTCCGGAGCAGGTTGTTGTGCTTGTTGTGCTTGTTGTTTGTTTTGATTAAAAGCCGCTGTTCTTGCTTGGCGTGCTTTCATTGTTGCTGGGTCTACTCTAGGCGCCTCAGTTAGAACATCATTAATCTTCATTACGTAATTTCCTTATGCCTCGGGCAAACTTAGCAGGATCTTGGCCCTTGATAGCATTAAGGAAACGACGTTCTAGCTCGCCGGCTGTTTCGGCGTCATAGTTTTCACGAATCTGATTAATAAGGTTAATAGCACCATTAATGATGTTATTAGCACGTGACTCAAGAAGGTTCTCTTTGTCTTTGTGCGCTAATAGCTCATCAAGTTCTGAAAGAATGCTACGTGTGCGTTTCTGCAAGATCTTACTCCAATTTATACTATTTATATGATCTTAATCAGAACTAGTTTTCAATCCTGCCAGCATAGACTTTAATCTACTGCTATCTACACCTGCAACAATCTTAGGATGATCTGTTACTTCGCCCGTATCTTTGTTTACAGTACTACCTGTTTTAATTTGATTTAAAATGCCACCTGCTGGGCTACGTTGACTATAATCGCCCTGTCCTTCTTCGCCCGGATCTGTAATACGCATTGTTTCAATGTTATATTCTAGGTCTACTTTATGCCCAACACCTGTTGAACTACGTGATTTCATACATTGTAATTGATAGCGTCCGCGCTCTTTCATAGCACGACTTGTAAAGATACCAAATACGTTATCTGCTGTATTGATCTTAGATATACCACCTGCAATATGACTATGATCAAACTCAATTTCTTCAACTGCTGAACGATTGAGTTGTGATGCAGTTACTAGTAATACATTAAGTTCTTTGGCTAGGTTACGTAGTTCTTCTGCTACATACTTGTCTTTGATGAACTGATCATTTGGATTAACTTTAACACTTACAGGCATTACTAAATCTAAATAGTCTACCATAACAAAGTCTACTCTTATACCTGTTTGAATCTGTACTTCTTTTAAGTATGATCTAATATCATTAACTGTGCTCTGTGCTGGGAAACCTTTAATACGATATTGCCCAGCTTTTTTACTTACTAGTTTAACCTTAAGTTCAGTAGTGTCAATATCCTTGCGAATATCTTTCGTGCCCATGTCAGTTAGCATAGCATCAGTACGTAAAGCACAAAGCTCTTCACTCAACTCTAATGTTACATATACACCACTGAGTCCAGCCTGTAGCCAACTAAGTGCAATATTCATCATTACCAGTGATTTACCCGAGCCAGACCCACCTGCAAAGATGTTTAGTTCGCCACGGCTCATACCACCATAAAGAATCTTATCCATAGTAGGCCAACCAGTACTTACCTGTCCACCACTGTTAAAATATTTGTTAATACGTGCTTTAGGATCTAAGAAGTAATCAGTACCCATGTCCTTAGTAAGGCTAATTTGTACTGCATCTTTGATTAGTTTTTCAACTGGATCATAGTCACCATTTTCTAACATATCTGCGGCCGCTAGAATAGCACGACTAAGTTCTTGCTGTTTAGTAAAGCCCTCAAACTCAGTCATAAACCAATTATAGTGGTCTTCTGTTAGGTCTGGTACGTGTTTTAATTCTACTTTGGTTACTGCTTTGATCTGTTCAATCGTAGGTAATGTTTTATATTCATCACTGTGTGTTTTAATGAACTCTGCCACATCACGTAGTTCACGACTAAAGTTTTCTGGATTGTAGATGTTCTGCACACGTACATAACTCTGTGCGTCTTGAATCATCATTTCTAAAAATAGTCGTTGTAGGTCTGCTGTGTATTCTTTTGCCATAGTTAATTATATAGTCTTTTCTTCATTAGTTCAATTTTCAATTTACTCGACTCTTTACCATCTATAATAGATTTCAGTACGAATAGTTTACCATACTTGTCTACTGCTTCACTGACATCCTTACAGGTTTCTTGCCATACAGGAAAGCTCACTGACCAGCCATATTCAAGTGCTTGATTGATTAGTTTTGCACCAGCACGATCTCTATCTGCTACTACAATAACTTCACGGTTCAAACTCTCAATGATATTAGCCTGTGTTTCACTGCATTCATTACTTAGCACTGCTACTCCATCAACTGCCATAGCATCGAAAGGGCCTTCTACTACAATAACAAACTTGCTATCAAGCAATTGGTTATTAGTATTGAATACAACGTTTGGCTCATATTGACTGTAGTACTTGGGCTTAACGTCATCTACAAATGCACGACTAGTGTAGCCAATAGTCTTACCTTCCCATATCATAGGAATAATCACACGTTGATTTAATTTATGATCGGTACTGTCTGTCCAATAAAAATCATACTTAGCGGGGTCAATATTTCTATTAGTAACATAGTCAACTGCCAGATTTAACTCTTCCGGAACATCGGTAAAATCAGCAAGTATATGATGTGTTAATAGTGCTTGGAAACTTACAGCACCTTCTGGTAAGGGTCTGATTTTAAACTCAATCTTTTCTTCTATTTCTTCTTTGATCTCATCTGGATTAACCAGATCTTTGATACGTATAGATTCAATAACTAATCGTTTGATATCGTTTTCACTAGTACCCAACCACTGTAATAGTCTGCGAAATTTGAATGTTAGCTGACGTCCGGGTTGGAATCCTGTGATGTAGTTACAGTTAAAACAATGATAGCCAACTTTACCATCTGCATCGAACGTAATACCGCCACGCATACGTGTGTCCGGAGTTTCACCGTTGTGAGTACAACACGGTGCGTTAAACTTAGTCCAGCCGTTGGGTGTTGCTATCTTCTTAGCAGGCAAGATTGTTTTAACAAAGTCAGAGACGATATTCAGCATATACTATATTATACACTAAACTTTTGGTTAGATCAAGTGTTTGTTACAATTTTACAATAGTAATATAACCTGCGGCATTGTTATAAGTGCCCAAATTGGTAATAGCACTACCATTAAACGTGCCGCTCAAATCAAACTGTCCATCACTGGTAGCCACGCTGGTAGCATTACTATCAATATAACTGCCACCACCTCCACCGGAATCAATCTGAGTGCCACCAAGGTTAAATGCGCCGCCACCGCCTGAATATCCACCGCCACCACCACCTGTAATGGGCCCAGCGCCGCCACCCCCGCCAAATCCTCCCAGGCTTGTTCCTAATGCTGGATAAGTTACAGAATTCATACCACCCACAGCATTTGATTGGAAACTTGTACCACCTCCGCCCCCTTGGGAATTAGGTGTTGCTCTGGTATTAGCTGTCCATGTAGTGCTAGTCCATGTTATACCATTTCCTGACCAACCTGCACCGGCACCACTATCAAATCCATTAGTACTAGTTACTCCACTAACGCTGACATGGGTGTTACCACCCGAACCTGCTATACCACCAGGAGCACCTGTTCTATTAGAAGTAGTTGTGGCTGTTATATATCCAGCACTATTACCGCCACGTTTAGTAGTTACACCATATCCACCTGGGAGGGGGCTACTAGTGTTACTGGTCCAGCAACCAGGTGCACCACCACCGCCACCTATGATCAATGGCGTTAGATTAGCGAACCCATCGCTGGCTATATTACCTAGGGCTACAAAACTTCCGCCACCGCCACCTGGACTTGCGTAGGTACTGACTTGGAAAACGTTGGCACTGGGTTGTCCTGGTAGTATGGTAATCTTCTGCCCACGTGTTAGATTAAATACACCTTGTACTACGGCGCCACGACCATACGCATTGGCCGCCGTTACGTTACCTGCATATACTGAAACTAATCCACTACGACTACCTGCAGCAGTAATCTGATATGGGCCTGTATGTGGCACAGTCCAGATTTGATAACCCGGCCAACTATTAGGCACTGTAAAATAGTTTGTGCTGGTTATCCATGTGTTGGCTGAGTTGCTGTAGGTGTTGTATAAGTTGCCTAATGTAGGACCTGCAGGACCTGCAATGTTTGATGTAAAGTTAAAGAAAGTAAATGGGTATAAATCTGTCAGATCGTATACTGTGCTGCCTCTAATTGTTCCACCTTGAATTATCATAGTCCGTATCTACCCTTAAGAGCGTTGTAGTTTTGTTGAACTTCTGCGGCTGATACTGCACGATTGTAGATCTTCCAAGCACCAATCCAACCATTGAAGTATGGGGTGCCGGCGATGTTTATATAATCGTTACCTGGTGCGCCCATGGTCAAATATGTAGGAGTTGGACTACCTTTGGTTCCATCTGTTGACCCTGCGTATACTGTGTTGACATAAGTGTTAAGAGTAGGACTAACATTAACATCGTAGGTCATTACTATGTGATACCAATTAAGCAGAGTCCAACTTGGACCCGTTACATATCCAGTATTGTATACACCCATTTGTATCGTGCCGTTTGAAAAGCCCATTAGGTCAGTAGTCCAACCACCAATATTGAGATCACTGTTATCCCATTCACTGATAAGTATACCAGGCGATGCACCAGTTAATGGACAGCACCATACGTCATAGGTAAAGGCATTATCTAGATCATTATTGTAGCTGTTAGTGTCAACAAAGTATTGGCTGGCCGCGGCATTTAATCTTAGTACAGGATACCCGTTAACTATAGTAGTAGTTGCACCATTGCGTAAGGTAGCATTGTGTCCATTACCGGTGCTATCGTTAAATGTAGTGCCGCTGACACCTATGGCCGCATCGTAGTTAGCATACAGTCCGTCGGTTACAATACCAAGAATGTCCTGTACTATTACCCCACTAAGTGATATACCTTTTAATATCATATTAAATTCCAAACCTTGTGTGGTAGGTAGTCCAGTATACTGGACTAACTAAACCTAAACCTTGTATTGTTACACCGTTGATATACATAATTAGCCTAAGTAAACCACGTCCCAATGATCGTTGCCATCAAAGCTAAATCCACCAGTGCCGCCGTCGGATATACATTGCACGACAAGTTTATCACCTACTGCTAGTTTAACTGTTGTTGATCCGGTGGCATGATTGAACGTGGTATTTGTGCCCCACTCTATCATCATTGCCACAGTCTTAGATCCGGATTTTATCTGTTGTATAACAGCCTGTATACCAGAAGAGTTGGTATTTGAGGTTGTTCTAGCTGTTAGGCTAGTTTGATACAATCCAGCAACAGGAGCAGTGAACGTGCCGTTTGTGCCGTTTAGATAAGCCGCTGAGTTTCCTTGTGTGTAATCAACTGTCCAATTAGTAGCAGTTAAGTTAGCATTCAATCCGATACTGCCGCCTTGTCCGTATACACGGAACGCTGGACGAAGAGGCATTGCTACCCCATTAGCACCGTTAACAGTTACGTTGCCAGTAACTGTTAAACTACCAGTGTTATCCAAGTTCATCTGTGTAATACCAGGAGTAAACCAGCGGAATTGACCAAAGTAATTGTCTACTTGCCAGTTTTGTGATACGTTACCGTTATAGAATCCAATACGTGGGCTAGGTGTACCACTACCAGTGTTACCAATGAATACACCAGATGTTGTTGCTTGTTCGTTGTATGCTCCTGGGAAGAAACCATAACCTGTAGATATCAAGTTACCCACTACGTTTAGATTACCAGTACTGCCGCTGGTTATATTACCAAAGAAGTTTGCGGCATAAATGTTACCGGTATAGGTAGCTGTTGTACCAAAACTATTTCCGTATTGTGTAGCAACCACACCACCAGCAGTAACATTACCAGTATATGCGGCTGTGATACCAATGCTATTACCTAAGAAATACCCAGTACCACTTGTAGATATGCTGTTGTTCGCAGTCATTGCCAAGTTACCAGCTACAGTCAGCTGCATCTGTGCCGCGCCATTATTGTAGAAGCTCAATGGCAAGTATGTGCCTGCGCCGTTTATACCAGATACCAGTTGGACATCAGTGCTACCGTTAGTAGTAATCATGATCTTGCTGGCGGCTGTTAGGTTACTGCTATTAGCTGCTTGCCATGCAGCACCAGTACCTGTACCACTTGGTGCAGCATAGATGCCTGTTGTGGTACTATTTCCAGTGGTAACAAACACAGTTCTGCTGTTCACTGTGGCGTTACTGAAATCACCGTAGATATAAGAACTAGAAGGGAATATTATGTTGCCAGGTAAGGTTAAGTTACCATCAAAGCCAAATGTATAGCTGGCTGAGGCAGTGTTGCTGGTTTTCGCAGGATTGTAATTGAATAGTAGAACTGTGGTACCACCACCGCCTGGTAGGGTTAGGATGTCACCATTCTTATATCCAGTACCAGGGTTAGTTACAACCAATGAGCTTTGGCTAACATAGCCGCCCACTGAACTGTAGCTGGCTGTCATTCCTGAGCCGTTACCACCTGTTAGTGATTGGCTAGTGTAAGGAGGGCTGTTATATCCGCCAGCGATACCGTATAGTAAGATATAGTTGTATTGTCCTGCTGGACGTAATACCAGTGGATAAAGGTTAGTGCCTAAGGCAGCATTTGGTGTTTGTAGTATTGCGTTACCGCCAAAGAACACGTTACCAGTACCACCAGTTGAGCCCATGTTGATTGCTGTTGCAACACCACCTAGGTTAATTGTTGTAGCAGTAGTGTTAAATAATGCGGCTGTTGCGGCACCTGAATTCAATGTGCCAGATGTAGTTGTTAACGCACCAGCTGCTGTAATAGGCAGGCTGTTGTTAGTACTAAGTCCACTGCCGCTAAGTGATAGCCACGATCCTATACCACTTGCGGCATTGGCAGTAACAGCGCCAGTAGTTCCAGCCCATGAGAAACCAGCGGAGCCCATACTGAATGAGGTTGCCCCTGTTTGGGTATTACGATATTTTTGATTTCCTGCGGCATCATAGTATAAGTTATTCAGCAGGTATGTAATTGCGGGAGTAAGAGCAGCACCACTTAATATACTAGTTTGGCTACCAATGAAAAACTGTTGGATGTTGCTTTGTAGTGGGTATACTGAACTAACATTACCTGTATTACCAATAAAGGTTGCGTTACTGCTGATTAAATATGATGCTACATTACTATTACTGTAATTGCTTCCACCTCCACCTGCTGTGGTCTGTGTCGTTCCATCAGCGAATGTTAATATGCCGCTTGGGCTTAGGGTAATATTAGCGATGTTACCTGAGTATGTTGGCAAGTAGGTAGCAACCTGAACGTTACTGTATGAACTACTTGCTGTAGTAATACCAGTTAAGAAAGCACCATTACCAAATAGGTAACCTGCTGTTTGAATATTGCCTGCTGTGAATAGTGCAGGTACTGTTACATTACCAGAATTATCAAATACCGATGTATATGCACCAGCTTGAACGTATACGTTAGGTTGTGCGCCAACAATGTTGCCCACTGTGATGTTACCTGCTAGGTAAGATGTTACGTTTACGTTTGAATAATTAGTCAATCCGCTAGTAAATGCAGCAACGTTTACATTACCAAAGTTTTGGAAGCCCATTGTTTCAGTGTAGGCTTTAGCATTTACATTGCTGTAATTAGTTAACCCAATTGTTTCTGTATAGGCTTTTACGTTTACGTTTGAATAATTGCTACTGCCTCCACCGCCCGATGCGACAATACCAGTTAAGAACGCACCATTACCAAATAGGTAACCACTAGTTGAAATATTGCCAGTAGCATAAACTTGTACCGGATATAGTGCATTACCAAATGCTACGTTACCGTAGATGTCATAGGTTGTTGAGTAGCTGTTAGCTACCAATGTTACGTTAGGTGTTGTACCAATTAAGTTGTTTACACCAACGTTGCCTGTATGCGTTGGTATGTATGCAGCTACGTTTACGTTTGAGTAATTAGTGTAGCCCATTGTCTGTGTATAGGCTGCTGTGTTAACATTACTATAGTTTGTTAAGCCAATGGTTTCGGTATATGCTTTAACGTTTACGTTGCTATAGTTGCCACCACCAATGCCTTGACTTGACAAGTAAGCGGCTACGTTTACATTTGAATATAAGTTGTAACCTGTAGCATTTAAGTATGCCGCTGTTTGTACATTACTATATCCAGCTGGAATGCCAGTTAACTGACTACCATTACCCACAAAGTAAGTAGCAGTTACATTACCAGCCACTGAAATATTAGCAATATTACCTACTTGCAGATATTGTGCTACCTGTACGTTGCCATAGTTACTACTTGCGGCTATACCGGTTAACAGTGCGCCATTACCTACAAAGTAAGTAGCTGTTACATTACCAGCTACACTCACGTTAGCAATATTACCCGCTTGTAAGTATGTTGCTACCTTTGCATTACTATAGAATGATTGACTATTAACATAGCCTAGCATACCCACGTTGGCCGCTGTAATTGCAGCCGCTTGTATAGTGTTGCCTTGATCGATATAACCAATGATACCCACGTTGGCCGCGGTCATTTGAGCTGATTGGATTGAATTAGCTAGGTCAACGTAGCCCTTCATGCCTACATTAGCTGAGGTTACGTTGGCTGCATAAGCGTAATTAGACAAGTTAGCTAGGTTGCTGGTTAGGTAGCTGTTAGTTGTTAAATAAGCCGCTACGTTTACATTACTATAGTTGCCGCCGCCAATGCCCTGTGAACTTAAGTATGCCGCTACGTTGACGTTACTGTAAGCACTAGCCTGTAGGTTACCTATCAGAGCCTGTTGCTGATAGCTGTTAGCAAATAGACTTTGTATTTCTGTTTCCTGGCTAGCGGCATTACTTTGTAGTGAGCTGATCAATGTCTGTTGCGCACTAGCATTAGCGGCCCATGCTGTGTTAGCCGCTGTTAACTGTGCGGATTGTATAGTGTTGGCTAGGTCAACATAACCTTTGATACCAACGTTAGCTGTCGCTACGTTAGCATTAATACCTATAATAGTCGGGCTGGTAATATTACCAACTCTGATGTCATCGTAGACGGCATTAGTAAAGTCAATAGTGGCTCCAGGCTCAGCAACCACGTTACTAAACAGTTGCCATTGGTTGCTAGTTGCTTGACGAACCAGACCTGTATGTTGATATGCGGTACTTGTAAAGTGCCCAACGAAACCAATGTCTAGACTACTGCCTGGGTTGGCATTAGCTACATAGATAATGTTGTCATTGATAATCAGGTTGTTAGTTGATACTAAGGTAGTATTACCAGTAAGGAATAGATTACCTTGGACTGTTAGATTACCTGTGATAGTTACACTGTCACCAAAAGTTTTAAGTGTAGTATCTGCTAGGTAACTGCTGACTGCGGCATTACTAAATGCTGTGGTTTGGACAGTATTGTCTGGGAATGTAATACTACCTGTATCTGGCAATGATAAACTACCATCACTTGAGAATGTCCATTGACGATGTTGCATAACATTACCACTGTCCCAACGGAATATTTCTAACAACGCATCACCACCTTCTACATAAAATGTAGTGCTGTGATTTTTGTTAGGCTGTTGATTCATGTCACTATTGTTATATGTCAGTTGACTCCAACTACGACTCTTTAATTCAATTGGTGCTGTTCCTCCATCAATGGCCTGATCTGGAAATAATGTAGTACCATCTGTGCCGAATGTCCATTGTTTTCCTGCCGTGCTCCAGTTTGTTTGGATAAACACACTATCGTTGTCAAGACCCACATAAGTATTACCAGTGTAGCCAGCAAGTTCTATAAAACTGTTAGGTGCGGCGGAAAAATCATTACCGTCGAACGTTGCACCATTAGTCAGCGTGCCAGCAAATGTCAGTTTACCAGCTTGGCTAAAATCCCAGGTTTTTGGAGTAACGCTGTTGGTATCAGTGGCTATTTGCACAGATGTAAGAGCAAATATCGCAGCTTCACCATCGTCATTGAAGTAAGCACCAGTATTAACCTGAATAGCATTGCCAGTGATTGTAAGTCTATTCGCACCTTGTTCAATTACACCGCTGTTGTTATTAAAATAAATATCACCAGGGAATGTTGTTATTCCATTTGTACCAAGGCTGACTGTTTTTCCACTGTTCCATAGGTTAGCTACATTGCCGCTACCCGTGCCAGTGACTGCGTTACCACCAACTGTTAGATTACCGTTGGCGATCGTTAGTGCTGTACCACCAATGTAAATAGTATTACTGCTGACGTATAGATGATGCCATTGATTAGTAATACTGCCTAGACTGTAAACACTATTAGCACTAGGTATAATATTGCCTGAGAAACTGCTGAGATTAGCAGTAGATTCTATTTCATGTCCACCAACTGTAACACCGTCATGGATGCGCAGTGTTTTAGCTTCTAGGTCAATGGTAGGTTCACCTGGCAGGCCTAGGTATCTGTCATTTTGTATGGTATTACCGCGTAATAATAATACTTTGGTAATAGCGACGTTGCTGTAGTTTATAGCCATTATGGTAACAATCCCGGGTCAATAACTGTTTCAGATGTATTAAACACTGTAGTGGTGGTTGAGTAGTAAGCTGGTAATACTTCTAAATCAATAGGCACGCCAAAGTTAGCATCTGCATACAGCGGAGCCTGCGTGCTGTCTGCATTATTAATAACTCTTGTAGTAACTTTATAAAAACGTTGATCTAAACTGTTAACCACGTTGGCAGCAAACAATATTGTAGTAGTGCCTATGGTTAAATTACTGTACTGTGAAGATCCATTTGCTGCAAAACTATAGGCTGTTGTTTGATTAACAGGGTCTTGTATATCCACCTGCACTGTGTATCTGTTTAAATTAACAGGTTTTTGGTCCTGATTTAATACTTTAATTTGTACAGGATTATCAATCCCTTGATAGATTTTTATTGGGCGGGCGTACACTGGGCGGTTCCTCGGTTTAATTGTAGGGTCTGAAAAATCCAGAAGTTCTACTTGAATTTTTTGAAGATATAAATAACTTGTGATTGTAGGCACTTTTGGTCTCGATCTCTTATAAGGTATTTATCGCATCTCGATGGAAGACGTCTACAAGAATTTACTGGATCAATATCCTTTTATTTCATTCATAACCTATGGTGGTAACGACTATATAGGTATTATACAAAACTCGGACGAACTGATAACAACTATCTATGACTACGCGGCTCTGCGCACTATAGAACAGAAGACTAAGTTCTTAGAGTTAGCCGATCAATGGTGGTGGGAAAGTAATAGACTAGTGCCTATTAATGTGTTTTTAAAGCAGGATTGGGTAGAGTTCAGAGTTTGTCTAAAGACATTCAACAGCAAAGACGTAGATATACAGCACGGCCCTTACATTAGTCTTAAAGAAATAGCACAGAAACGTAGTAAACGCAGAAGTATTACGCTTGTCAGAAAGGTTAGTTGAGATAAATAACTATGTAGTTCGCGGAATTGGCGTTCCCAACTACTCTAATGTCACAGGAGACATCAGCAATGATATTTATTCAGAACAAATACACACGCATTTATTATAGCATTATTTCTAATGCTCAAACAAGATCATTAAACAAAAATACCTACACAGAAAAACACCACATTATCCCTAAAAGTTTAGGCGGAAATGATACAAAAGAAAATCTTGTAAATTTAACTGGCCGCGAACATTTCATATGCCATTGCCTACTTGTTAAAATAACAGATGGTATCTCAAAAAGAAAAATGGCACACGCTGCCTGGTTAATGGCTAATGTTGTGGGTAAAGGACAACAACGTTATAAAACAACGTCTAAAATTTACGAATTGTTAAGAAAAGAAAAATCAAATGCTATGTCTCAGGTTAAAGGATCGTCGCATCACGCATATGGAACGAAACGATCAGAGGAAACAAAAAAATTACAAAGTAGCATTCGTAAAGGCAAAACATACGAAGAGTTATACGATAGTAATACCGTAGCAAGACTGAAGAAACTACGTTCTGAACAAAAACAAGCAGAAACTGGCGAGAAAAATAGAATGTCTAAACAGTGGACTTTAGTATCGCCCGATGGCAAATATTATGAATTTATTGGCGGGCTTGTTGATTTTTGTTTAGAACATTCTTTACGATATAATACTATTGCTGGAATAGCAAATGGAAAAATTCCTACCCGAGGAAAATGTAAAAATTGGAAAGTACTCAAATCTCCGCTCTAGTATTTTCTTCTAGTAGATTCATATGAACCACAACTAACTGTGAATATGCACAACTATGACTTTTCTTAAAAGCATAACTTCCGTCTTCAGGTTTGTCCCAAATAGTTTTAGCAACTTCTGCCCAGGGCAAGCCTATTAGATGTCTCTTTCCGGGTCGTATAATAGCTAAAAACATAGCTAGTCGTGGAATAGAATTAACTGGTTCTGGACACTGAATTAATGTATTGTAATGCCCATTAACGTGCATTAGTTTACTACAGATATCCGGGTCATATAACTTAGCCCAGTCTGGCTCACGCATCAGTTCAACCAGGTGTGCTTCATCTCTAACTTGTTTGTATAAGTTTACATTAAGAAAGTCTAATTTAATATAACCACGCTCTTCGGCAAGATTATGATCTAAACTTGCTTGACCACTGAATGGATCTATAGGTATATCGGTAGCATAAACACCTGTGTTGTGTTTGACCAAGGAACCATCACGCAATATACTTGCAGGGATAACGTCAAGTAATTTAATTACTTCATCACGGTCTGCAAAGTCTATGTCAATATCGCTTTTAAATTTCATTAGAATTTCTCTACTACCCAATTAGTCGAGTCTGGTGGTTCGTTAGCTTGATCTACTGCCTGTTCAATCTTATCCATTTGCTGTCTAAGCTGTGTAATATCATGTGATATTAATAATATGTCATTACGTAGCATTAACATATCACCTCTGAGTTCTGTAATCATCTCTGCTAGTTCAGTTAATTCCATTATAAGTTTGCTGCCTTTAATATTTGTTTAACCCATTCACTATCTGCTAGATAGTCTTGGAATTTACGTTGCCAAAAGTCCGGATCTATCCATGGTAGTACTATGGCTACCTGCTCGTCACTAAGCGATTCAAGAAATGCCACGCCCGAATCACAGTTAAAGACAATCCAAGGACTAACCCTACCATTGACAATATGATGGCAAATACGATTTGTATTGCCATATCTAAAATAGTCACTAAACCCACCCTTAAGCTCTGGATGACTGTCAGCATAATCCTGCATCTCCTTTAGCGCACGTTCTAGTGCGTCCTGTACTGCTTCTTTGCGCATATATCCTTTAAGATATTCTAAGTATATGGCTTCATGACACCAATGGTCAATCTTTTTGTTTTCTTTAATAACCCAATCAATAAACACTTTAGGGTTAACTGCACGTATGGCTACCATATGGCGACCAAACTTAACAAATGCCCGATAATAAGGACTAGCTACAAAGTCTGCGTATGACTTCATCTTTGCAGAACCCTGTGTCATTTCATAGAAACGTAGATACGCTTGAAGTCCAAACTGTACACCTGTTTCTCGTTCTTCCTTCCAGCGACGTTTTACCTCGCAGAGATGCACCGCAAGACTACTTTCTTTGCGGAACTCTTTGTCACAGTACTTGCATTTATAGCTCGGCTTTGAGTTGTTTGTCATCGTATCCGAGTTTTCGCGCCATGTCTGTAAGATCTCGTTTATCATTTATCTTCGCCAATAACTCTATTTCATCAGTTTTCATATCAGGATACAGTTTAGTTAAGAACTTAACTGCTTTGTTGTCACTACCGTCTTTCTTCTTAGCGGCTAGCCAATAGTGATTCTGTTTGCCCATGTTTGGACTAACAGTAGTACACAATAACCATTGTAGTTTCGTGTGTTTGTTTAGATCAAAGAAGTTCTTGTTAACACGTTCATTTGTGGCCATTAGATAGTAGGCCTGCATGTCGCTGTTACCGCTGACACTAGGACCATATTTTAGCATTAAGAATGTACTGAACTTTTTCTTCTGCTCATCTGTAAACTTATCATAGTATGCACGATCTTTGCGATCAAATGCAGCCATTTCGTTGCCAATATATAATGGGTCGTTATAGTCTGCGGCCATTATTTGCCCTTTCTAAGATAGTTAATCATCTGTGATATACTAGTCTGCATATCTCTATAACCAGCTTTTAGTGTGTCGATCTCTGCACCTTGACTGCGCACACGTGCTTGTAGATCTTCGATGATCGACTGCGCTTCACGTAGCTTTTTGTCTTGACTTAATAGGTTAGGTCTTGGTGGTGCATTTGGGTCAACTGCACGCTTCTTCTTTTGTTTAAATTGTTTTGGATTAAATGCCATCGTCATGTTCCTCAATGAGCTTATATATAATTATACATTGATCAAGAGCATTTTGTAAAGCACTATTTGACTTAGCTGCTCGACGAATTTCACCCCAAAGTTTATTCTGTTTGATTTCTGCAATCTTATCTACATCATCACTGGTTTCAACCGATAGCTCGCGCATCTCTTCACCGGGTAGTTTAATATACACTGTTTCAAATCCATTTGGATCTTCAAAAACAGTGTACTCAGTTATACGTTTAACTAGACTCATTACCAGATTTTACTATAGTCTACCACTTCACTTTGACGACTGATATCTTTAACAAAGTAGGCACACATAGGTTTGTCACCTTCTGCAATTGGAACTGCTAGCATCTGCCCCGGGCGTAGTTTAGGGAAGTACCATTTAACATCTTGGTAAATGTCTACAATTTCTACAGGGTGAAACTCTGGTTTAAAGCTACCCAACGGATTAAACGTAAACACACTAAAGCCACGATCATTAATCGATGTAAGTGGAATAACCTCTAGGTCACCAAAGTCCGGTTCGCCAATAAGCACCTGCCAATCCACAGGCATTTTAACAATGTTGCCGCCAATGTTTAATACTAATGCCGGACTGTTAAAACTTTCTAAAAAGATTAACGGTATGAAGAAGTAGTCTGGATTCTTTGGGTCACTGTTGTCTAATATAGCAAAGCGTAGATCCTCAACTTCATCTGGAATCTCATTCATTTCATATGCTTGGTTTTCAAGTGTTAGTATGTACATAGTTTATTGCCACTCCGTCTTTTCAACTGCGAATGGATAGTTTGCATCCTTATAAAATTGTTTACGTTTGGTTAAATGCCTTTTGGCAAACTTACAGGTACTGGTTATGTCCCAGATCTGTACGAAGTCTTTGTCTTCCGCTTTACGAATGCCACGTCCAATAGATTGGATGACCCTAACAAAACTCTTGCCAGGCTCAATGAGCACAAGGTTAAAAATACGAGGAATATTGATACCAACAGCAGCGACACCGTAAGTGGCAATAGCAACCACGTCATCACTAGTCGCAAACTCGTCATAGCTTTCTTTTCTATCATCTGCTTTAGTGCCTCCAGACACAAACACTGCACCATTAATCTTTTCTAACAGGGCCTTACCTGGTGCAATACGGTCAACAAGGACCAAGGTATTACCTGTTTTACGTATGCGTTCTACTAGCTGTGCAATGTAGTCTAATCTTGCATCAGTTTCTAATAGATAGCGTAGTTCACTTTGATAATCTTTATATTCTACATGATCTGCCAATTGAACAACGTTTACATGACACTGTGATAGTACACCCTGGTCTTGTAATTCACTGGCACTTAACCGGCCAATAACGTCTCCAATTGAACACTTTAGGCTGACAAATTCGTAATCTTCCTTGGGAATTGTGCCGGTTAATCCCCACCTAATAGGTATCTGACTCATTACCCCAGTCAACAGAGTTTTAAGCGCATCTGCTTTGGCCATGTGTACTTCGTCAACCATAACACAGACAACATCTTGAAGAAACTCACCTATGGTAATGTCTACTTCCTGTGTTCTACTACCTTTGAGTAGAATGTTTAGACTCTGCCAAGTACAGATAGTATGTGTCTTGCCAAACTCTTTACGATCACCAAAGTACACACCCACATCTAAGCCTAAGTTGATGTAGTCTGCTTCTGTTTGAGTTACTAATGATTTGTTAGGGACAATAACAATTGTACGTCCATATGGTTCGCATGTATAACTTAATGCGGCTGTAATCAGTGTCTTACCTGCGCCTGTGGCAATTTCCTGTAGACATTGTGGATTAGCTAGAAATTTGTTAATAATTTCAATTTGATAATCTCTAAGTACCACCGGTTGTCCTGCCATTGGGTGTTTAGCAGGCCAATTCTTATGTGCAAATGTAGCTTCTGTTACTTCTGTAAACGAAAACTGTGTTTGGTAATCACGTAGATCTTCTAGTTCAATATCATATCCACGTTCATCTAAGTAGGGCAATATTTCTGGCAATAGATTAACATAGGTGCTACCGCCCATTTGAGCAAATGCTACGCGACCATCCCAACGGCCTAGACGAACTGCTGGTAAGTATCTAGCACCTGGGATTTCATATTTGAACTTATCCACTAGATATTTTCTATCTAATAAGTCAAGTCCTTCTAATTTACAATTTACTTCATCTTTAATGATGATACGACATAGAGCCATAATGTTATCCTTATAACATATTATAGCATAAGAGTTATAGTTGTCAATAGAAAGTGATAAATAAATGTGTAGTTCGCGGAATTGGCGTTCCCAACTACCCTAACATAAAAGGACTATGTCAGCAATGATATTTATAAACAACAAATACACACGATGGTATTTTAATATTGTCGATCAAAAAAGAATTTTACCAAAAGAAATATATACAGAAAACCATCATATCATCCCTAAAAGTTTAGGCGGAGATAATTCAAAAGCCAATCTCGCTAGACTTACTGCTAAAGAACATTACATCTGTCATCTACTTTTGATTAAAATGATCAATGATAAATTACTTAAAAGAAAAATGCAATTTGCTTTGAATTCATTTCGTAGAACTAGTAAAAATAATCAAGAAAGAATTAGGTTAAATTCCAGACAATATGAATTTATACGTAAACAAGTTTCACAAGCAAGAAGCGAAGCATTAAAAGGAAATACGTATGGTTTAGGAAGAGTTGTTTCAGCTGAGTCTAGACTAAAATCATCTTTATCTAATTTAGGAAAGAAAAAACGACCTCGCACTGAAGAAGAAAAACAACAAATTAGTCAAGCCCATATGGGTAAAATACTATCTGAAGAAACTAAACAGAAGATGCGCAAACCTAAATCTAAAGAACATGCTGAAAATATTAGAAAAGCAAATTTGGGTAAACGATTATCTGAAGAAACTAAAAGAAAAATATCTGAAGCACATAAACAACGCCATTAGTTAGTTTCTCTTAATTGTGTTGATACATAATGGATTATCTTTTCTGCTCGTTGAGTCCATTCCATTTTCTTACCACCATACATCATTTCAAATGTTGTTACCATTAGAGGCACAGGAAAATCCCAAGTTGATGGAATCTTCTGAGCATACACTACTTTAACACGATATGGATCATATTCGCTAGTCTTTGTTTTACCATTACGATCAAATCTAACTATCTCTTCTTCGTTAAATCTACTTAAATCTAAATCAATTAGTGTAGGATTGTAAATGCAAATAGGATATCTGTCAGTAATTTCTGCATAATCATAAATCATATCTAAATTGTCATCACTAGGTTGTAGGTGTACGCTATGTCTGGTACTAATATACCGTAGCGGTGCCTCTGCATCTGCTAGGATACTGTCATCTATTTCATAACCCAATGACCCCGATAGATCAATTAAGCGTGTTGTGTTGTCTAGCCCAAAGCCGCCATAGTTAGTTTCAATGTATTCAATCAGACTAGGTGCAGCATTAGTAATAGTATAGACATTACCTTCTTGAATAAGTTTAATTGCATATGGTGTTTGTTCACATTTGATGATCAGCATAAACAAATCTCTAATCTCTTTGGTAATTTCAAAACCCATTACTTCACCCCAGGCCACAGCCCAATTGAGATTCTGTTCGGTCATACCCAAATGCCATATTTTACTATCACGGTCAAAGTGTACTGTACCCTGACTTTTATCTCTATATGTTTGTATTTCTTTAATCAGGACACCGTCGTAGGGAAATCTGACTCCAATTTTGTCACCATCTAACCAAACTAGTTTCATACGATCAATTTGTCGTATAGGTAAGCGAAATTTTGGTGTTTGATCAACAAGAACTTCAACGCCCAATTTGGCAAATTGTCTTCGATATTTTACAATTAGTTTAAGTGCTAGTTCTGCCTGACGGTCAGTCAATGCACCACCCATTAAGGTATGCGAACTCATACTGTTAACAATCTGTACATCATAACGAGCTAAACTAATGCGGCCAACTTGTTGTGGCATGAATAATGAATTGACTCCTACCTCATATCCTGCAAGGTATTCTAGGTAGTCTTCGACGTGTTGAAAGATTAGCATATTACTATTATACCTTATCAAATCGTGATTGTCAACAGAAAAAAAGACCCATGTATTACTACACGGGTCTGAAGCCTGCACACTAGGAGCTAGACAGTGCGAAAGTGTGCCGGGTTACTACTAAAATATATATCTTCTATATTGTACTGGCCAGTTTAAATTGATATTAACCTATAAACAGCAACAACAATAACCACCAAAGACTCCAGTGTAGGAAACCAACTATGTATGCTGTAATGGCAATTATAGCTAAATTGTAACTGTATCTGTTCATTAGTCTAACCCTTCTATGTTACCATTTTTATCAATTGAAATCTTTTCTGCGTTTGGTCGTTCTGGTAGTCCTGGCATGGTCATAATGTTACCGCATACTGCTACAATAAACTCTGCACCTGTACACAATCTCAACTCACGTACTGTTAGTACATGATGCTCTGTGGCGGCATCTTTGTTTGAGGGATCATCACTGAAACTGCTTTGTGTTTTAGCAATACAAATTGGATAATGTCCATAGTCTTGCTGTAGTTCATTTAATCGTGCTACTACTTTAGCATCCATATCAACACCGCTGGCATTATAGATACGTGTGGCTACTTTGTTTAGTTTACTCAGTAATGTATCATCATCTTCGTAGGTAAATTCCATCTTTTTAGATGCTCTATCAATAGCAATAACAACTTCGTGCGCTAGTTCCTCTGCGCCTGCTCCACCATCTTTAAAGTGTGTACACTCTACAGCTTCAACTCCTAAATCACCAACGTGTTCAATTAACTCAGCAACATCTTCGTCAGTGTCGTCAGCAAAGCGATTAATAGCAACTACACAAGGTAGGTTATACCATGTTTTAATGTTAGCAATATGCTTGTCTAGGTTATCGTAGTTAACCCAGTACTTAATTGCTCTAACAGTCGCTACTAAGACCACTACATCAGGTCTAAGACCGCTTTTACGGCACTTAATGTTGATAAACTTCTCAGCACCTAGGTCGGCGCCAAAGCCAGCTTCTGTTACTACATAGTCAGCTAACTTCATACCTAGCTTAGTAGCGATAACACTGTTACAACCGTGTGCTATGTTGGCAAATGGACCACCATGTATCAGTGCAGGAGTGCCTTCTAGGGTCTGCACTAGGTTAGGTTTAACAGCATCTTTTAACAAGGCTGCCATAGCACCATGTGCCTTTAATTGTTTGGCTGTAACAGGTTTGTTGTCCTGTGTATAACCAACTGTAATCTTACCTAAACGCTTTTTAAGGTCTTTAAAGTCGTTAGATAAACAAAGAATAGCCATTACTTCTGACGCTACAACAATGTCAAATCCTGACTGACGTGTAACGCTGTTATGGGCTCCTAGACCTACACAAACGTCGCGTAACGCACGATCGTTCATATCACTAACTCTGCGCCATGTGATATTATTAGTGTCTAGGCCTAGTTTGTTACCCCAATGTAGATGATTGTCAATTAGGCTAGCTAGTAGGTTGTGTGCTGATGCTATAGCGTGGAAGTCACCTGTGAAGTGTAGGTTAATATCTTCCATTGGTGCTACTTGAGCATACCCGCCCCCAGTAGCGCCACCTTTCATGCCAAACACAGGACCTAATGCGGGTTCACGTAGACATACAATACTATTGTAGTTTAACCTACGTAGGCCGTCTGCCAGTCCAATGGTTGTTGTGGTCTTACCTTCACCCGAGGGCGTTGGGGTTATCGCTGTTACTAGGATCAACTTGCTATCACGATCAGGACGGTCAGCAAGCTGTTCAATATTCAGTTTGGCTTTCTTACTACCGTATAACTCTAACTGTTCGTCCCATACATTGATAGAACTAGCAATTACTGTAATAGGTAGTAAGTCGGCCGCTTGGTTGATTTGGATGTCTGTTTTCATATACAGTTATTTACAGATCAAACTATTCTTTGTTCATTCATCCGATGGGCCTTCTACTGTAGGGACATCAATCCATTCACTCCAGTCTTTGTCGTCAAGTGTACGATACTGTAACACTGCAACTCTGTCTGGATACGTACCTACATTATACCAACGCAGTTCAATATTTTTCATTATACACGTTTCCTAAAAATATAATTAATGATAACCAATGCTAGGTCAATTGTGGCATTTAAAAACTCATGCTGACCTAGGTCAACAATAAAAAATGCTGTAAACAATCCAATAAAGAACCAAGTGATTTCTGCTTCATTACCTAAGTACCAATTACGAATTTTATTTAACATTTAAATCCTCCTTAAAATATTTGAATCTTCTGACAGTGTTCGCCACATGTACTCTTTTTCTTCACGCTTAACACGTTGCCAATTACGATATTGATAAACAGCACACACAGCATTTATACCGCCAAAGAATAAACTAAGTGCCAGACCAAACCATTCATGTTTAATTAAATGGCCGTAGGCAAATATTAATTGCAACACAACTATCAAGGCATTTGCAATAACCATCCAAAAGAATATTCGTCTGTATTTATTATAGAATTCACCCATGTTATGCCCCAAACTTTAAGATTGCCATAGTTAATAATTGTTCTGCCGTATTACGATCTCTGTACTTCCAACTAGTACCTAGCTTGCTACCACGATTATGAAATGGGTCAAAGTGATTGCGCACATCATCTATGTTCATGCCTTCTAACTTTAGTAACCTATAAGCATTAACACTAATCACATAATGTTTACGACCAGTAGTGGGGCTGGTTACACTGTTTAAGTTAAACCAGCTACCCTCTACCACACGTTTCTTTCTATGACGCATTAACCTGCTTTCATACAAGTTGTTTTAGCCAACGCTTCCCAATTATTTGGAAAGCTCTTGTAAAGTTGCGCTACCTTAATTGCCATACGCAAACTCATTTCACGGAATTTGTTTTTGTTAGCATCTAAGAAGTCAATAATAACGTCTTGCCCAACTTCAGTAATGCCCATGTCTGCAAATAATTGTCCAGTTTTAGCAATTTGACGAATACGCAAGATCTTATCACGCATTGTGTCTAATGTCAAATCTAAATAGTGACAGCGTGACTGTAATGCTTCTAAGTGATCTTTAAGACGTTGACTACGTACAGCATCAAACTTTAAGTTAGTAATAAAAATTACACTACCCTTAAACATAAAACTGTTAGGAATTTGTTCGTCTTTAAGCACACGTGATTCACTCAACCAACTAATCTTACGTGCCTTGCCACTGTCCAACGCACCTTTTAGCAAGTTCAAGCTAACGTCATCAAACAAGATGCTGTCGCAATCGTCAAATACAACCACGCTGTTTTCGTCGCTGTATTCGTACAATACCTTGTACAAACCAATAGCACTAGCACTACCTTTTACAATAGTGTGTTTAGGTTTTCTGCTAGCTACCTGTGTAAACAAGTTAGCACGTTCAATTTCTGTTTCTACTGTGTAGCTTTTACCTACACCTGGAGGACCACTTACAATCACCGCACGTATATCACCGTTTAGTGTTGCTTTAGTCATTTGATCTAAAATTTCAAAACGTTGTGCAATGTCTGCAATACGTTCTTCATCTGTTTGTCCTGCATGTGTGTCAGGTACTGTAGTTTTAATTGCGCCTGTGTAATCACTAGCGTCTACAAATTCAATATCTGCAGGATTTTTAACCAGTACTCTAATTTTATCTTTACCAAACTGTCCTGTACCGTCAACAGTAATAAAGCCACCTTTACTACCAACTTGATAGTGTTTTACAAGTGGAAATACCTCATCGTTAACCTGTTGATTACGATAGCTACCGTTTTTAATCTTAACAAAACTATGCATTGTCTATGCTCCTTATTAATGTTTCGTTATTATAGCGCCTCTGCGTGCGCTTGTCAATCTGTATTTTACTAGCGCATTGGTTGGTAATCCACAAATTCAAAACGCTCTGAATCTTTTTGGATTGTGTGTGCAAACAATTTTTTACTAATATGAAAGCCATCTTTGCCCGCACGTGTTAATAAACGTTCTAGACTAGCATCTAACTTAGCACGTTTAGCTTCACGTGCTAGTTCTGCTTCGCATCTTGCGATTACGTCTCGACGTTCTTTACGAGTCAATTTAACCTGTTCCATCAACTACTCCTGACCATAAGCAAATTTAAGACCACAGTAGTAACCACCTACTGCGCCAATTAACAAACCTATTAGGAAAATTATATATAACCAAACAAACATATCAACTCCCTGTTATCTAAACAAATGCCATTGTACGCTCGATTAACCAAAATGTCAATCTAAAAATATAACATAGATATAGGACTATCACATGACTATCTATTGCCCTTTGCTATTGCTTATTGTTTCCGCATAGCTACAGAAGAAAACTTCCAAGCGACCAACTCTTGGCTCGTATAAGCTACGAGAGTATGTCAGGTCGATGTAGGGTTAAATGAAATCGTAAGCGTATTCACCTGTGTCACCAATTGGGCTAACCTGTACCTTGCCCTGACCCAATGACTTACAAAATGCGTGGAACACTGAACGAGCTTGGTCTTCAGTGATAGTACGCACAAACAGCGTACCGTTGTAGAATTCTGTAACAACTTTTTGGTTTGTTAATGTAACTAAAACTAACTGTTTTGCGCAAGTTTCAAACATAATATTCTTCCTGTGTTGTTAGTGTATGTGTAGCATTATACACTCAAGAAACCAAAATGTCAATGACTAAATGGATTAGTTGATCCGTAACACCACCAAGCATCAACTTGATATTCTTCTGCTAATTTATCGCAAGCAGCTACTACTCCCATTTCAGTGTACAAACAAACTATATTTTTTTGGTGTGCTTGTGCTTGGATAGGATCAGCAAAGGCATCTCGCATTTTGTCATGAAGTTTTGCTAATTCTGCTATTAGCTTTAGATCTTTTCTACGTTCTAAAATCTTAGCAGATTCAGTAGGATCTTCCATTAGCTTGCTTAGTGTTTTAGATTCTTTATTAGTTTGCGGTGCCCAGAAACTCATATTTGCTCCTGCTGTTAATATCTAAGTTCTTTAAAATCAGCGTATGGAATTGTATAATCGTTAGCGCGAATTATTTTAACTAATTCTTTAGCCGCTGCATTATAAAAACGTGCAAATTGACGAACTTGTGCACCACTACGTTCACCGTCACAGGCCAAGTTCTCTGGGCTTAGATCATTGTCTAAACTATCGTATAAATTTTGACAATCGCGTTCTGACAGATTATTAACATCATAGGTTGGATTATTAAAAATACGTGCCCATGCATTTTTACGTTCAATGTACTGTGCTAAGTTTTTCATTTTCTTTCCTTTGCGTTAACTGTTAAATGCTATTGTAGACTCATTTAACCAAAATGTCAACCGTTTTAAACGGGCTATTTTCAAGTGCAACTTTCTCGAACTTGCGTCCACGCTTGTCCAGCTTTTGTTTGGTAGTATAGTATATAGGTTCGCCCAAACCCCACTTTTGGTAACCTAAAACCCGTTCACCATTCATTAGGTAAACATGATTGGGCTGTCTATAATCAACAGCCCACTCTGTTACTTCTCGGATAACTTCTAAGGCCATTAATAGGTTTCTTTTGATAGGTAATATTTGTCTATAGGATACTGTTCTTTAAATGCATCTGTGCCTACAAATTCGTTAAGCCCATTCATGTTAAAGAATACCTTGTGCAGGATTGTCTTGTGTGTTAGTTTGTCGCTTACTGTAAGGTAAACCGAAGTTGCTTTGCCTGCCATGATATTGCTCCTGTTGTGTTATCTTAATTAACTAAACAAATGCTAGTGTAGACTCATTAAACCAAAATGTCAAGCAATAATTAATTCTATAGCTGTGATATCAGATTCATTATTAAAGTAGATGCGCCCACGTTTATCATCTCTATACCAATTGTCATTGAATATCCAAAATGGTTTGCTGGTGTCTAATACAGCACGATCTTCGTTGACATGGTAACTAGGACCATATATTTGCATAAACCCCCGAGCATACCTCAACTGGTGTTTTCTTTCATGCGTTCTGGTGCCAAAGTGTAGAGCATATTTCCACTTATGACTCAGTGCATGTCTACGATCTAGTTTAATTATCCTCACGTGTTAGCCCATACATCATAATTGTTTGATCCATTACTTCTTCTGTGCGGAAATAGACAAAACTGTCTTCACGGGATCTAGTATATTTGTAAGCCCAAGGTGATGATGTTAATTTAGTAGCTTCATCTCGCCATATATACCTACGACCAATATCTATAGTAGAGCCGTGCATTTTTTCAGCTTGGCTTTTTAAGGCATAATACTTTTTCCAAGCGTGGCCTGGGAAAGTCACACTATATGCGAATCCCCATCTACGGTTGGCTGTGTATCGCCCGTCTAATTTAGTTATTTTCATACTGACCCTTGTTACTTACTATAAGGGCCAGTATACACTATTTTGGTTGAGTTGTCAAGAGTTGTTTTGAGAACCATTCAGCCGGAGCGGCATCCTGGTGTGTAAATTGAATATTAAAGCATTTCATCGGAACACGTGTGCCGGCTAGAAATGCTGCGTCACGTGCCCGGTTCATTTGTTCTTGATCATAGTCTAGACTGGAGTTAATCTCCACAATATGATCCATCCAGAACAACGGAATGTCTTCTTCTACCCAACGATAATCTGTACCACCCGGAGCATGATTGTATAACCATTCGTATCCTGGATTGAAGTTAGTAGCTGTGTCATCACGATCTACATAGCCCATGCGGATTACCATTTGCTTTTCAAAGAAGCCAGGTGGAACAAACAATGGAGGTACAACATTATCACATCCGTTACCTACATGACTGTAACCTTCATAATGGCGAACCATCTCTCTAGTAGGTGCATATACTGTACCCGGACATTTATATCCGTGATGTGCGCCTAGATAGTCTGGTTTGAACATCAGTGCGGCACCATAGTCACGGTCCCAGTATTTGCTTAAACGTCCAGCTTTGAGAATCATAATACCATCAAAGTTTTCCCATTGGTATTTGATCCAATTGCCATCTTCAGTAGGTTTACCACCTAAGTGATATGCCATACGCATTTGTTCTGGCCAATGGCTGTAATAGACAATGGCATTGGGATCTGGGTCAGCATTAAGAGTTGCAATAGCACTTTCAACCATGTCCAAGTTACGATCAATAAAGATATGGTCATCGTTGGCAGCTAACCATACAAGTTGATTGGGATCAGATAGCACACGATCACAGGTCTTGCGCCAATCTGCACCTGTGTCATTGCGTGCCCAGGTTAGGTCCACTAGTTCTTCAGGAAAGATTGAATAGATATATTCTTCTAATTCTTCTTGACGATGAGCTAACTCTGGGGCCATGGTAATACAGAAAACATACTTATCTACTACAGGTTTTAATACAGCGTGGCTAGCCAGACAGTAGCGAAATACATCGTAGCGCACAGACTCTGGCATCCAACGAGCACGTGTATAGGGATAGCCCATACGGATATCTGTAATCTTTACATTGAATAATACAATCATTATAGGTTCTTTGTGTAGGTGTCTAAAATTGAATAGATAGCACAGCTAACTTCGCCTTGCCAATCTACATTAGATGCTTGTAATTTATCAACTAGGCGTTGATATTCTGGTGAGGCAAATGAATAATGTCCTGCAACGTTTACCTTTTGTAGGTCATCGTTTAGGTCAGTCCATTTAGTCCAGCGACGGCTAGCCAATACTACCTGAGCAAACTCTGCCCATTCAGTGGGTGCATACTTGCTGGCCAATGCTCGTAATAGTTTGGTCTGTACTACGCCTAGTTGTGGTGCAATGTTTAGAGCATGCACACCTGCATCTCTACGCAATTGAATCTCTGCTGGAGTTAGATAGTCTGCATTATGCTCTTTTAGTTGAACACCATTGGCATTAGCAACACCAACTAATTCAACAGCAGCCGCATAGTCAAAGATACCTGCTTGGTGATCTTCGTGACATAGACTACCTGTTTGTGCCACAACAAACTTGATGTTAGGAATGTTTTTAGCAAAGGCCACATCTTGCTTGTACTTGATAATGCCCGCTGCAACACCTACGTTTTCTTCTGTGCCAAATTCAAATTGAATTTTTGGATTAAATTTTAAACAGAATTCAAATAGTTCTTCTGCGATATTAAATGTTTCAGCATCGCCTACACGACTAGTATCAATGTGTATTAGATCATAGCCCTGTTCAATATCATAGGCAATAGTTTTCTTAGTTGCTTCTACCGCCGCACGTAGATCTAGACCTTTTTCAACATCTAGGAAGTAAGGACCGCAATGATCGCGACAGGTCCAAATATATTCTGTTGGTAACGTCTGCAACAAACTTCTATATTCTGGAGTTGTCATCACATAACCACTGTCTGCATCAATTTGATTGCGACTTGAAATTAACATCAGTGGCTGTTTGTTTTCTTGTGCATAATTACAAATAGCTGTAATTACCTCGCGGCTCATTGGCCCAAATCCTAATCTAAAATCCATGTTCTATCCCCATCTTATCCATAATAATAATACAAGCATCCATAACAGCACCTTTGCCGCCATCACGTTTGGTCACATACGTGGCTGCATTTATAGCTGTTCTCCAAGCCTGCGCTGGAGCAAAACTTAATCCCACATGAGGCATGATCTTAGCATCGTACGGGCCATCACCCATAAAGATTGTTTCACTTGGATCACCTTTGCTGAGTACAAAGTTTAGGCGATCCTTTTCTTTAACCATGGTCAAAGGAAACTTCATATGCTCAACTATGCGATTGTATGTAATACCGTAGCCATTTTCATCAGCACTTACAAACTCAATATCTAAGTGACTGCGCAATAACTTAAGACCATCGTGATCATAGTTACCAAAGGCCTTAAAGGGCTTACCAGTTGCTCCCCAATAGAGCATACCATCATTTAGTACGCCGTCTACGTCTAATATAAATCTTTTATACATTATAATACCTTGCTAAAGTGTAGTTGTGCAAGTGCCACTAGGAACTTGTCAAATGGTGCTTCATGTAATGGGCTCATGTTCAAGTAGATAATAGGCACTAGGAGTTTAACCTTGCGCCAATCAAGACCCTGTGCTTCTACCCACTCTCTTAGGATCTGCTCGTAGTCATTGACTAATCTTACACTAGGTATATCTAATGTTGCATAGTCATTGACTTCTTTATAACCATACTTCTCATGTTTGATATCTTTATAACTTAGGTGTAAGCCACCTAACATCTTAGCTAGGTCATAGTATTGATCACCATATAGCTCACCACCAAAATCAGTACGCCAATCAATAGCTGTGAAACGTCCACTAACGGGATCGTAAATTGTATTATCAAAGTGTAGGTCTCCGTGTACAAATTTCCACACAGTTTCAGTACATAGGTACGCCCAATCAATCTTACTCAAGTAGGTATCGATTGTATCTACTTCAACACCGTTGACTACACACGGCTCGGACCAAGTTGGATACTTAGCACGGAACATTTCTACACGTTCCATGGTCTTGTCGTAATAGAATTTTTTACAAACTTCAAGATGATCAATGTCTTCATTGTCTGCGTGCGGTGCATCTTTCCATAGACTGGCCTTACACCATGCCAACATATTTTCATATAGTGCAGGTGTATATTGATTGTAGACAATATCACCATCAGCAAAGTCATGTATTAAGAATGTTCCACTCTTACGTACATTATTTGGCATACATCCTGGATTGGCCATAGCACGCTTAACTCTTAGGTCAGCATGCTTTGGGCTAGTCCAAAATTTAATGATCTGACGATTGTCGTTATAGAACAATTCATCTGGTTTAGGAAAACTAACATCAAATAGTTCATTTGATAGTTCTTCCCATTTTTCGTAGGTACCAAAGTCCTGCCATCCTCTAACAGTATGTGCTCGAAGATCCAGTCCGCCAAACCCTTCTGGTGTTTCTTTAGCACTACGGGCAATTAGGTTATCCAAGTAGGCATCATCTGTCGCATACATTAGACCAATGAATGCATCAACGGCTGTTTTACTAGCTACTTTGTTATGTACTTGGGTAATAGTTTCACCGTCACGCTCAATCCAACAGTAGTCTTGACTGATATTTGAATCTACAGGATGTACGCCAATCCAATTATGATCTAACTTATCTTTATAGTCAAAGTCAAATAGGGTATCGCAACTCAACCACATGAATCCACCACGGATATGTTCTTGGCACATTTGAATAGTAGTTGCTGGCCCTGTGTCGCCTTCTGCGTAGTTGTCGATATCAACATAGACTACGTTTTTATCTTTATGTACTTCACTTACATAGTCTTTGATCAATTGACCCATGTGCCCACAGGCAATAACAAACTTAGTGTTGGGATCAAACTTGCTCATAATATGACTTACTAAAGGCTTGTTATCGTACGGCACAAGTGCTTTAGGAATCATGCGGCTAAACTGTCCCATACGGCGACCGTAGCCTGCTGCAAGGATTAGTACTGTTAATGGTTTACTCATGTTCTGAATCGATCCTTCCATGTCCGCGGTTAGCTGAATCTTCTAAGCGGATCACGTCATCTAATTGTGTAGTGCTAGCTTCTGTGTAGTGTAGATCATCGTAGGCAATCATACGATGAATAGTACAAGGTGGAGTATGGAATACAGCACCTGGCTCTAATGGCTGTACAATCAATTGACTTTTGATATGTTCGATATCTTCTGGTGTATAACCGCCAGCTAAGAAACGCTCACAGTCAAAAGGTTTTGGATGATATGCTAGAGCACCTTTACCTTGATGTAAATGGATTGATTCTGATTTGAATTGGTGTACTTGCAAGCTAGTAACGAAACCAGCTCGTAGGATAAGTTCTTTTAGTGCAAATGGGTAAACATCGCTACCGCCCTGCAACCAAGTTTCTGTACCCCAAGGCTTGTGAACAACATGACATTGTTCTAGTGTTTGAAAATCTACAGTCATCATTGACCCCTAATTGATAATACATTTTACAATATTTATCGACCAAGGTCAACGGTGTTTTTAAAATAGATTAATCACAATCGCTGTATGCTTGAACTAATCTAGCCAAACATTCTTTATCGCCGGGTTGGCAGACATTTGGGATTTCTGGAGTAGTCTGTTCTTGTAGAGGTTGTAATGGTAGTGTATCTGTAGTGTTTGACATGGTATGTCCTTTATAAAATAGCAACGGCACTTTTGGCACCGTTGCTGTATTTATTAAAACACTTAGTATATACTATCTTTGAGCGGTTGTCAATCGTTTTCTTGGTGCAGGATCGTCACTGTAAAAGATATGATTGCCAATCTTAGCCAATCGCTCTAATCCCCAATTTGGGCGAACCTGTAGGTTATGGAAATAAAGTGCATCAGCCATAACTTCGTTATCCAAACGTAGACCTTGATACATAACCTGCGTGGCTACTTCTAAACTTGCCTGCCATCTATCACTAACAAACTTAACTGGTGCAGGCGGATTGCAGGCCCAACTAAATTGACAGATGGTTTTAACCACTGGTTTGTTTTCTTTAACCACAGTTACCTGTGTTTTTTGATTTACCACTCCGCAGATGGTCTTAGGGAACTTCTCGTCTTCGGCACGATTGAGTGTAACCTGCGCTACAGCAATCATGCCGTCACGAGCTTCTAAGCCTGCTTCATAATAGATATTTTTAGCCAAACAGATTAATTGATTGTCGGCTTGTGGTGCGGGTTTAGCTTCTACTAACCCAATTTGTAAAACGCATAAGGACATTATTGCCCAGGTTGCGAGTATTCTCATACTAGTTCTCCTGTTAGTGTTGTCTTGCTCGTTGATTTATTTTGCTGGTGGTAGACCTTCTGCTTGATTACGGTCTACAAAATATTGACAGGGCTTTGGGATTTCTCTAATCATTACCAAATCATAATCATTAAAGTTTGCGTTTGTCACTCCCATGCTACTAGTGTGTCTATGGCATGTATCGCGTTTATCGCATGCTCGCCCCGCACAGTAATACTTCTCCTGTGTAGTTTGTGTCATTCTGATTCCTCCGAACGTTAAGTATGTATGCTAGATATACAGCCTTTTAGTACATACTTAACTCTAGATCAATTGAGATAACTACAGATCACTCTAATTTCATCGCAGAATGTTGATGACGGTCTAAAAATTGATAACGGTAGAAACTCCATACGTTATACAGTTCATCACTATCGTATTTGTTGATTAATACTTTAAGATCGCTCAACGCTGCAATCTCATCAATATACGGATAGTACTTCTGCGGTAGTGTTTCTGCGGTATATCTATAAGGTAATACTTTCATATCTTCTAATTCCAAGAACGTTGGAATTAATCGTTCGATCAAGAATGTAAAGTTTGGCAATGATTTGTCGTGAGCATAGTTGCTTAGACCTTCGCCAAATACTTGATGTTTGAACTCTGCATCCTTATCAGCTTCAGTAAATAACTGGCGTGAAAAGGCCATAAATTTGTCCCAAAACTTACTGTTTCCCACCACATAATTGGCAAAAACGGTACGATTTCGATCCAATAATACTTCTCTTACGTCATAGTCAGCATAACCTAGTTTATGTAAGAAACTATTGCCAATTGCTGAAATGTTAGGGTGATAGTTGTCGCCTTGTTCCCAGCTATTAATAAACACAGCTTCGTTAACAATACATGGATTAAACAAGTAAACGTCATAGCCTGGATTGGCGTTAATGTAATTAAGTACATCTTGCCCTCTAAGGTTAGTTTTCTCTTTAAACTTCCAACTGACAAATCCCCAATAGTCTAATCCTTCTGCAGATAGTTTATCATATTCCTTGTCCCAAATGTACCATTCACGTAGTTCTGGACGTGGGTTAGCTGTGTTATCGTAGGGCGTGAATGCGCCATCTACCTGTGCCATCTGTTCTGGTTTAAAGAATATTTGTAAGATCTTTGTGTTTGTTGACATAATAATTTATTTCCTTGGTTAGATCTCTTGAGCGTGGAATAAACTCATTCTCAAGTCTGTATGTAAGTGTTTCTTTATTTGTTATATGATGAAACCCACGATTTAACTGTCGGTCAATTAAAGGAATCTGTGTTTGTATCTGTAGCTTGCGTGCAAAGCCTTCATCCGTCATCGGGCACCAACCATAATACAATGTCACTAGTTGATCAGTATTGTATAAGTTCCAATGACGACCCGGTGCCATACATTGTGGTGTACTAGTTGCTGGATAGTAAATAGGAACATTATGTAGGCTACGACTTCTACGTTCTAGGAAGTTCTGTTGACTGTCGCTGAACATAAAACCATCAAACTTCTGCTCGTACAATGGCTTATCGTAGGTAACTGCCTGTTCTCTATTACAGTCTACCATAAAGATACTTGGTATCAGCCATTGCTTAGGACCATCATCCAATATACTATAGTCACCAATTAGCTGTTCTGTAACATTCAAACAGATCTTCCAACCGTCAATATCTCGTTCAATATCGTTTACTTCTGTGTCGATGGTGTCTGCTTGGAAGTCTGGATTACGACTAGTAACTATGGTCCATGTAGGGCAGATCTCTTTGATTATCTCAACACTACGATCAGTGCTGTGATAGTCAATCATTACACCATGATCAAAGATCTGCTTGTGGTGATTGAGGAACCATGGTAACATGTATTCCTCGTTATAAAAATGACTAATTAAAGTCCGTTTCATTACATGCTACTCAATGAAGTTGTCTTAGACTGAACCAATGGTGCTGGGTTATTAAAGTCAAATGCTGGTGCAGGTGTAAATGAACCTTCACGTTTGAAACGATAATCCACTTTGTCGGCATCCATTTCTTTAGTCTTTTGCCAGTATACTGAACTGTTATCAATCTTGATGTATTCATCTGTGATGCCATGGTATTCACGGAAGTCTGTTAATGCACGTACACAGTTAGGTAGACCATAGTCGTCAACAATAACATAGCCACCAACTGATAGTTTTGGATACAAGTTTTCTAATGCTACAATAGTTGACTCGTACATGTCACCATCTAAGCGTAGTAGACTTAATTTTTCAATATCTGGTGCTAGTTGTGGTAAGGTGTCTGAGAAGAAGCCTTTAACAAAGCGTACTTGATCGTTTAATAGACCATAGCCAGCAAAGTTAGCCGCTACTTGATCAACATCAACAGCTAAGAATGGAACTGTGTAATGGTTGTCACCTGCATCCTGTGGATAACCTGATACGTTTGGTGGAGGAAGTCCTTCAAAGCTATCACATACATAAATGTTGCGATCAGTAATATCATTGGCTTTTAGAATAGCTGCCATGTAGATACATGAACCTCCACGCCATACACCAGTTTCAATAAAGTCACCTTCAACACCATTGGCAATGATCTTGTCTGCTAGTTCTTGAATGTTTTGCAAACGTGCATCACCTGCCATACTTTGTGCTAGCACAGGCCAATCTTCACCAACTGAACGTGTGTTAGGATTAAAAGGAACTTGTTGTCCTTTGCCCGGATCCCATGCTGGATCTCTATAGGTAAAACCAAGAATGGTTTTTCTAACTACGTCTAGGTACATCTGTTTTAAGTTTAATTCCATGTTATTGTCCTTTAGTTAATGCTAATAGTAGGGAAGTATTTGATAAACACATCACCTTCTTGATCACGTTTTGTTTTAATGTTACTACGAATTTCTGTAAAGAAGTTCCATGCTAGAGGAATAAACGCTACTTTTAGATCAGCAACATTATCTAACATTTCAATACCTACTACAGGGATATTGCTACCTGGACAGAACAAGCCCTGTTTAAGTGGATTATCATCAATGATGAAATCTAAGTATAGATCACCAAAGTTGATTAGTGTCATGCCTTTGGCGGCCGCACCATAACCAGCGATAACATAGCCCAGGCCACGATAGTGTGCAATAGTATCTTTAAGATCTTTTACAATCTCATAGCAACGATCAGCATAGGCAATGTAGGTGTTTGGATCTTGTAGACCAATTGCACGTTCTTCACTTAATACTCGTTCAACTTGACGATCTAGGCTTTCTGCTTCTGTTTCGTTAATGGTAAACACAAACATATAGCTGTTACCATGAATTGGTGTCTTTTGAATGTCAACTAGGTTTAGACCTGCACGATCTGCCAGAGCCTTCATACTGTTGGCATTAAAGAAACTTAAGTGTTCATGATAGATAGTATCAAACTCGTTGTTCTTAACCATGTCTGCTTGACTAGTTTGAATAAACAACACACTACCTGCGTGCATGATTTCTTTACATTGACGTAAGAACTCTAATGGATAGCTGTTATGTGCAAACACGTTTTGAGCTGTGATAATATCAATGTTTTTATTCTTGTAGTGATATGTGTACTTGTCTGTAAAGTAATCACAAACTACTTCATGTTCTTTGTTGCTTAACTCATGTAGGTTCTCAGCAGGATCAATACCATATGTCTTTAATCCCAATGCTTTGAAGCTGTTTAATTGACTACCGTCATTACATGCAATATCTAATACTGTCTTAGGTTTTTCTGTAAAATAATCTAATGTTAGGTTAGCAAACCAATCAAAGTAATCACGTAGAGTCTTGCTAGTGCCACTTACATATAGATAGTTTTTAAATAGTAAATCTGGATTAACAGCATGGCTCAACTGTAGATGTGTACATTCTGTACAGATGTTTAGGCGTAACGGAAATGTTAACTCTGCATCATCTGGACTGGCCTTAAAGCTATTTGCCATTGGCTGTTCTTTAAGATCTAATACTAGTTTTAACTTATCACTGCCACAGCATAGGCATTCTGTAAGTTCTTTAGCGTTTTCGATAGTCATACTCTTTTTCCCATTGATATATCATGTAATTGTCGCGGCGTTCAACATGTGATTCCGCATATCTTTCTTTAAGGCTATTAACTATTGTACTGGGTGTTTCAGTAAATGTAAAGCCAAACTTCTCTTGGAATAGCGTTGTGTCTAATCCAAAGTCATAAGCATTCGCCGTTGTACCTTGATCAATTAGTGGTACGCCTAGTTCTTCTGCCACAGTACTAGCAATATATTCCACTGTGGTATTAAAACTAGCCATGTTATAAATGCCCGCTTCTGGACGTTCAATACAATGACAAATGCCGCGACATAAATCTTCTATGCCTAATAGGGCACGGTTAATATGCTTGTTAAAGACTGTAATTTTACCCTGACTCATAGCTGTGTCATACATAGCATTGATCATTACGTCTGTACGTAGATTGGGCGACCAACCATTTACTGTGCCAAAGCGTAGACCAATAACTTTATAACCATTACCAATAGCTATCTGTGCTTCAAGATCTAACGTATACTTGGTAATGTCATAGTTGTTTACAGGGATGAACTTCTTAATGTATTCGTTATGCCATTCACCAGGTAGACTATTACCATAAACACTAGCCGAACTAGCATAGATTACTGTTTGTTGTCTACTGACTTTCGACAACAGATCAGTGAAGTTGGTAACATTGTTTAGCCACGGACTTTGAATATTACCAATACAACTTGCAACACTACTATGTCCTGCTAACAGAACGATAGTATCGTATTTCTTAAGGTCGCTGGCTGTGAGGTTATGATAGTCTGTTCTACGTGAAGTCTCGTCATGATTATACCAACAGCAATCAACGCTATCTACTGTATAATCTTGCGCAAGGACTTGACGTAGTCTAGATCCAATGTACCCATTACCACCGATAACAAGTATATTTTTCATTAGTCAATAATCATCATACCATTAGGTGCAATATTGCCCTGTAGGCCCACTGTTTCCAATTCAACTAGTCGGTCTTTTGGAATAAACTTGCTCATTGAGTGTTCATTGTCAATATACTTGCCTTGATTAAACAGGTTAAACATATTTTCAATAATCTTCTTGTATACTTCCATGGTATCTAATAATAGACCAGGAGTGAATGACCATAGACGTGTTTGTAACAGTGACGTTACACCCGTGTCTTGTGGGTTGATCCAACTTGGTTGTGATTTCTTAAATACATACTTGTCCTGCGTGTCTGCGTTATCAAACTTGGCAATATCAAACTTGTCTGTTACTTGATAACGGCCACTTAGTTTGAATATACGTTGTGCATCTTTAAGTTCAGCCATTAACTCATCGTTGCCGCTGATGTAGGTTAATGATTTTAAAATGCCCAATGCTTCCATAGCGTTCTTACCAATGTCATAGTTAGTAACGTTATTGTGGAAGTATTGGATGTCCGGATCATCACTGTTATCGATATAGTAATCAACTACATCAATCAACTCGTTCATTTCATCGCTTTCGTCATTTTGCACTTCAACTTTGCTGTTGTCGATTAAAATAACCACAGCACCAGGAATGTATTGTTTAGCACTCTTAGCTGTTTCTAGGGTCTGCTGAATACGTTGCTTAGGATCATAGATACCATAGTTAGTATACAATGCACTAGTTAATAGAACTATATTTTTACTCATGATTTTCCTTTAATTATTCGCAACGTAACCAGCGTTCGTTAGCCAAAGTCCATTGTACAACTTCACCGATACGATCAGTCAATGATACTTTAGGTTCCCAACCAAGTTCACGCATATAGTCACCACTTAGAGCATAACGTAGGTCATGTCCTGGACGGCTACTGTGGAAATCTACCATTTCGTACTTGAGTTCTTTACCCTGTGCATCAGCAATAATCTGTGCTAGTTGTAGATTGTTAATTTCTTGTTTACCTACTAGGTTAAACTTAGGACACTTAGCATCACCGTAGTCTGGTTTTAGTTTAGTTGAATCCAGACCTAACAAGAAGAACATAGCATCTGCTACGTCTGCTGCATGGATATAGAAACGACTACCAGGAACTGTACGTGTGCTATCGCTGTGGATAGTAATAGTATCACCATCGTTTACTTTACGAATACACATAGGAATAAACTTTTCTGGGTGTTGGCGTTGACCAAACACGTTCATAGTGTGTGTAATATAGATAGGCATTTTGTAGGTGTTTTCAAACGCTACAGCTAGTTCTTCGCCACCAGCTTTGGTAGCTGAGTATGGATTGCTTGAGTTGTAACGATCACGTTCGGCATAGTTAACGCCAACTGGTGCTGGACCAAATACTTCATCTGTCGAGAAGTAAATGAAACGTTCTAGGTTAGGTAATTTGCGAGCAAACTCTAAGATGTGACCTGTACCAACTACGTTGTCCCAAACGAATTCCATTGGAAACTCAATACTACGGTCAACGTGTGATCCTGCGGCTAAGTGTAGTACATAATTAACATCACCAATGTCACGAGCTACCATTGGGTTTAATTCTGCACGTAGGTCATGGAATACAATGCGCAAACGTTTACGTGTTTCTACGTCAAAGTCTGCCATCATGTCGCTTAGTCGATTTAGATTTCCGGAGAAGTCCAAGCGATCCAAGCTAACAATATTCCAATCGGTATTTCTTAATAAATTTTCAATAACGTGATGCGCAATAAAGCCAGCACCACCAGTCACTAGGACGGTTTTTGACATTGATTTCTCCAGTTTTCGTTGAATTTTTGCTACTTTCTAGTATTTATTTTACTAAAACGAGGCAGAAAAATTATGATGCAACCGTATTTGCTACTTTAGCTTCTACGTATTCTTTAATAAACTTAACAGCTTTACGGCTACTGTCAAATACATACTCTTTAGTTTCGTCTTCTTGATTTAAGATAACAACAAAACCATTTGTTACTTTACGGATTTCAATTGAATCAAACATTTTTAACTCCAATAATTGTATAGAATAATACTCTTACTAATATAACACTTTTTGCAAGCCAATGTCAACAAAAAAGGCACCATGAGATGCCTTTTTCTTTAGTTTTTGACTAAATTAATAGCGATAAGTGTCTGGTTTGTAAGGACCATCTACTGTTACACCAATGTAGTCTGCCTGTGCTGGTGTTAATGTAGTTAACATAGCACCAACTTTAGCTAAATGCAGGCTAGCAACTTTTTCATCTAAGTGTTTAGGTAGCAGATACATTTTACCAATTTCATAGTTAGCATAGTTTTGGAACATTTCAACTTGTGCCATTACTTGGTTAGTAAAGCTGTTTGACATAACGTAGCTAGGATGTCCTGTAGCACAACCTAAGTTTACCAATCGACCTTTGGCTAGAACAATAATCTTACGACCATTTGGCATAGTCACATGATCTACCTGTGGTTTGATTTCATCCCACTCGTAACTGGCCAAACTAGCAATATCAATCTCACTGTCAAAGTGTCCAATGTTACATACAATAGCATTGTTCTTCATTTCTATCATATGATCATGTGTAATAACATTAATGTTACCTGTGGCTGTTACAAAGATATCAGCATAAGGGCAAGCATAGTTCATAGTAACCACACGATAGCCTTCCATGGCGGCTTGTAAAGCACAGATTGGATCTACTTCAGTTACCCAAACTTGAGCACCAAGTGCTTTAAGACTAGCAGCTGAACCTTTACCTACATCACCAAATCCTGCTACTACTGCTACCTTGCCTGCAATCATGACATCAGTGGCACGTTTGAGTGAATCTACTAGGCTTTCACGGCAACCGTATAAGTTATCAAACTTAGATTTAGTTACGCTGTCGTTTACATTGATAGCACGAAGTTTGAAACTACCGTTGGCAATAGCTTCGTTAATTTTGTGAATACCTGTGGTTGTTTCTTCAGTAACACCGTAGATACCTTCTAATAACTCTGGATAGTTTTGATGGATATACCAAGTTAGGTCGTGCCCATCATCTAACAACATGTTAGGAACCCATCCATCCGGTCCTTTAACTGTTTGTTCTAAGCACCACCAATATTCATCTTCTGTTTCGCCTTTCCAAGCAAACACAGGAATACCTTGATCAGCTAGTGCAGCCGCGGCATGATCTTGTGTTGAGAAAATATTACAGCTAGCCCAGCGCACTTCTGCACCTAGAGCTACTAGTGTCTGTACTAATACCGCAGTTTGAATAGTCATATGTAATGACCCTGTGATACGAGCACCTTTAAGTGGTTGGCTTGCACGTAGTTCTTCACGAACGGCAATCAACCCCGGCATTTCCGTTTCCGCAATTGCAATTTCTTTATGGCCCCACGCGGCTAGGCCAATGTCTGCTACTTTATAATCCATATTAATCCTTATGATGTTGCCATACTTGATCTGAGCCACCTAAATGACCCCAGTCACTGTCGACTGTTAATTTACTACTTATACCACCGCGTGGGCGATAATCAATTTCTATACGTATACGATCTGGTTCGTATACTTCTTTAAGATGTTTATACATCACATCTAACGCACGTTCATAACTAAGTCTAGTATCGCGATACTGGAATAGGTATTGTTTAAGACTCTTTAATTCAATAGTCGAGTCGTTACCATAAAACCAAATAGTAACGTTACCAAAGTCTGGTTGGTTTGCACCACCTAAAAAGGTAAACTCAGGTACGCTGATACGTTGTTCATATCCACGTGCGGCATTAGGAAGTCCTTTAAGGACTGTTCCATCTATGCTGTCCCAAAGTTTCTTTTCGCTCATTCTGGTGCAGGTCCTTTATTTTGTTTTTGTGTTGCCGCTGGATCAGTCCATTTACGTGACTTGTTAGCAACATAGCTAGATTGTGCGTCGATCATAGCCCGCTTAAAGATATTGCGTGCTACAGGGTCTTGGATATTACCAAGTTTGATTTTGTTCATTTTGCCAAACTTAAACGTTGAGTTTGTTTTTGCCATGATGTTTCTCCTTAGAATGAATTTAATTTAAGATTTAATACAAAGTTTTCTACTAATAGCTTGGTCACAGTTGCTAACAACACAGCTTCGCCATCTTCGGATTGTGTATAATGCTCATATAGTTCGTATGCTTGACTACCAACAAGTTGATATATACGATCTTTTTCCAATGGAAGGTCGTCCCATTCAATCATATCGGTTAGCTCTACTTCTTTAGCTAGTGCAATGATTTCTTCTTGCGAGTATTTCATTATCTTGCTTTTGCGATCTTGTTTAGGTATTCTTTACCAATCTTACCGTCAGCAATATCCAACAATGCACTAACGATAGCTTTGTTTTCGTATTTGAGTTTAGGATTAGCGTGATCTGCGATATTACGTGTACTAGCAATTTCACGTGCGCGAGTTGCGGCTGCTAGAATTAGATAAAATCTATTGCCATCAAATGCATCTAAGCAACGATCAATGTTTACTTTCTCTACTGAGGTTAGGGATTTCATTGAAAACTCCGTGTGGTTGAATATACTTTATTATAACAAGGTAACAGTTAAAGGTCAACTATTAAGTTTTATAACTTTTCTTAGGTGGCTTAATAGGTCTAATAATACCACTGGGTTTAACTGTGAGTGTTTCTTTAACACGTACATTGGCTTGGTGTACAGTGGTATTACCCGACTGTGTCCACACTTCAGGTGCACCAATTTCTGTGTGCATAGCAGGATCAGCTTTGAGTTCTGTTAGTTGAGGGATCCAATCAATAAAATAGTTTTCTCTATCTAACCAAGGATAGATGACTTCTTCTTGACGAATATGACCGTGACTCTGTAAAGAACGTACTACACTTGGATTTAATAATTTCTTATCAATAAGATCTTTCCATGTGGTAGTTGCCGGATTCATTGGTGCTACTTTAGTTTTATACACAGCCATCTTAATCCAAGGATCGCTGAACTTTTTCTGTAGGTATGCATCATTACAGTCAAATCCATTCACCGCCAACATATAGATTAGGTTAACTGGCGTAAAATGATAAAAGCAACCTTGGTAGGTTCTACTGTAATATCTGTTATACTCAATACCGCTATGTGTAGGAACGGTCAGCATTAACATAGCGTTAACGTTCATTACTTCGTTCCAATTCTTAAGCGTTTCGAGTGGGTTAGTTGAGTACTGTAGACAATCGTGTGCCCACACTAGATCCATCTTAACTGGAAATAGTGTTGGTTTAGTAAAGTCTTTATGTACTCGAGTAATGTTTGGGTGTACTGGAACTTTGTTTAGTTCGTTTTCGTTTTGATCTACAGCAAATACCTTAAAATTGTAAGGCTCGGGTGGATCATCGTTGTTCATTAGTGTAGCCCACCATTCGCTATCAACACCGGCTCCACAGCCCATATCGGCTACAAGTTTGATATTTTCTAGGAACGTATCATACTGTTGGATTAGTTCCAACGTATCAAGTGCAGGTCTTCTATCCAATTGATGCATCCTCCATGCCTGATGTACGTAAACGAGTTACATGCCCTAACATAAAGTTCTTGCTCTCGAGCCCTTTCATAATGCCCAGCCAACGATTACGCAATAGTGCTACTTCATTAATAATTGTTTCAAAATCAATTACTTCATCTTCGCCATCTACATACTTTTCAGCGTCACGTGCTGTTAGAGCACGAGCATACCCTTCTAGGTATTTCTTAAAGTGTTTGGTACGAATTTTACGCAATTGAATGTTAAGATAGTTAAGCACCGCTTCAATCTCTTGTAGTTGATTGAACCGATGCTCTGTTATCCCAGGCAGGCCAGCAAGGTTCTTTTCTATGTTGCCATAGACAGAAACCTCACGTTTAGCGTCAGCTAGTTCCTTTTCATAGTAAACTATAAAGTCAGGAATAGCCCCTAAATTAGCTACTACCTTATTATACCACATTAATAGTCATCATCCTCGTCTTCGTCATACGTAGGTTCTTCTTCATCATCACCTAGGTATTCTTTCAACGCACGTTTTAGATAACTATCAGTACCACCAAATACCTTAAGATCACGTTCAGTGATATTATGGTCTGCTACGATTGCGATCACGTGGTCAGCTGCTGCTTGACGATCTTTAGCCGCAATATATTCTTTGGTAGTAAGCCAAACTTCACCTAATACATCTAGTTCTACACTCATAATAAATCCTTATAGATCTGCCACTAGAACCATTTTAGCTTTTGGATATTCAGCCAATGGTTCTGGCAATATATAAAATTCATAGTTAGATGGATATACAATAACGGCATGGTCTGGAAACTTTTCAGTCATTTGTTCGTGAATATCATTCATATATTCACCGGCTGCTTCTTTAGTCATCTCGCTAATGTCGACTTTGATTAGAACCTTGTCACCTTTATTAAGTGCAGGAAAAATCGTTGGATTTACTTCTGTAATATTCATTCTTCATCTCCTTGTAATACTGGTTCGTTGACTGATACAATCTCAAGATCACTATTGTCAACATCAGTAGTTTCAGTACTTAGCAATAGATTAGAGTTACCTGAAATTTCTGCCATAACTTTATCTAAGCATCCATCTTCGTTCTTTTCCCATGCTTTACGGAATTTCTTAATGATAGATCCATCAGTAAACTTGTAGACTAAACTGTTACCTTCTTTGGTTAGTAAGTTTTTGCTTTCTAACATATCCACCATACCACTATAAGGACTCATACCTGTTTCATATGGAATCTCTACTTGTACTGACTCAAACGGTTTAGCATATCTGGTCTTCATAATCTTACAAGCAGCACGAATACCGTTAACTGTTGAAGTCTTATTACCATCAGCGTCTGTTTTAAGTTTAAGTTTACGCATAGCTACAACGATACTTGAAGCGTAGATAAAGCCTTGACCACCTGAAATTTTATCATCTGGGTCAAACATATCTTGGCTAGCGTATGTATGGTTAGTTGCTACTAGACCTAGGTTTAATGTACCAAACATGTTTACACAGTTACGAACAAGTGCTGTAAGTGCTTTAGGTTTACGACCCATATCACCCTTCATTTCACCTGCTTCAAACTGGTTAACGTCTGTTGGAGTTAACATCATACCCAAAGAATCTAGAACAAACAATACTTTAGGACGATCTGCTTCGTCTAATGTACGATACTCTTTAACAAAGTCACTGATCACTTTAGCCACATCATCGATCATAGCCATGTTAAGTTTGAGCAGTTTTTCTTCACTTGTATCTACACCAAGTGCGTGTAGCCATGCTTCGTCAAGTGCGTTTTCTGTATCAATTAAGATCACATAAATGCCTTGCTCTTGTGCGTGACGTACAATGTTACCTGAACAGATAAATGATTTACCTGCGCCTGATTCACCAGCAAACACAGTTACTTTACCCATCGGAATGCCTTTATGGAAATCACCCGATAGTAAGTAGTTTAATGTGTAGTTGCCTGTGCTGATCCAATCTGTTGGATCGTTAAAGCCAATGCCCATACCTGGGATAGCTTTAGTAATACTCTTTCTGAATTTACTAATGTCATATGGTTTTGCCATGTTGATTTATCCTTTTAATTGAAATAAGGGGGCTTTGCGCCCCCGTATACGCATTAACTATTAACTAGTTTTTTGACGATTGCGAATCATTGCAAGGATGTCTTCAGCACGAGCATTACCACCTGCAGGAGCAGTTACTGGTGCTGTTGGCGCTGGTGCATCATCAGCTTCAAACGGTGCATCTTCTGCTACTGGAGCCGCTTGTGCTACTGGTGCACTTGCTGGTACGCCAGGATGACTTGCTGGTGCAGCTTGTGCTACAGGAGCAGCCGTTGCTGCTGGTGTGTCGATTTGAACACCACGTGGTTTGTAATAAGCACCCCAACGATCTGCGTCATATGCTTGACCATCAACTGATGCTTCAAACATTTCTTTGATTACCTTAAGTTCAACATCAGTTGGTTTCTTAGGTAAAAAGTCTGACAAGTTGTACAAACCGTGTTTTTCAATAGCTTCTGCTTCTTCTGCTGTTAATGCAGATTCTTTACGTGACCATTTTGAAGTGCTATAATCAGCATAACCACCTTTACTTGTTTTGCTAACAGTAAAGTCTAGGCCACCTTGGTAGTCTGTTGGTAAGTTTTCTAACTCTGGATCAAGTAATGCTGACTTAACCAAGTTGAAAATTTGTGGACTGATGATGAATCTGCGAATTGGATTCTCAGGAGTACGGTCATCACTTAATGGATTATCACGTACAAAGCCTTGGAACAAGTATGATTTCTTTTTCCAATACTTACGACCCATTTCTTCTAATGTTGGGTCTTTAAACCATGGTCGTACTTCTGCTAAGATTGGACATGCTTCGCCCCACATCTCAACGCATGGTACTTGTACTGTTACTGGTTTAGAATCACTTTGACCTTTGATACCCGCAAAGGTAAGATTGATCATATTGCGTTCTACCCAGAAAAATGTGTTTTTTGTGTTTGCATCTGGAAGGAATCTAATGCGAGCGTTTTGACCTTCTGCAATATTCCAGTGAGCGTAGATAGCGTTGTCGCCACCTTGTTGTGAATTGTTACCTTGACCGCGATTTTCTTGCGCTTGAAGTTTTGCGCGGATTTCTGCTAATGATGTTGCCATAATGTTTTTCCTTTAATTTAATTTAAGTTGGTCTTTAATATGCCTAAAACGTATAAGCATTTATATACTATACGTTAATAATATTTATGCCACAAGACTAATTATAAGATATTTTAGCCAAAACAAAAGGCACCCTTGAGTGCCTTTTTGACTTGGTGTCTAGGTTATTTTAAGCCAGCTAATCGACGCATTTCTGATAGACTTTCGTCTACAGCTGGGCTGTGATCAATTTCTACTTGCTTGCCTGTTTGTAATGATTTAATATAATTTCTAGCGTTGGTACTTGCCCAATCGTCGCTCATTTCATTGAAGCTACGAAGATCTTCCCAACCGTTTGCTGTTCTTTTTTGTACTACTAAATCGTGTCCTTGATGGTCAATTCTGTATTCTTCTGTGCTTTCATCCAAATCGCCTTCATTGTTAAATACTTCAACTTCAGCATCATCTGGGTCCATACCGCGTTTGATTAATTCATGATAACGTTCTAGTTTAGCTTCGTCACTTTCGCCTTCGCCTTCTTGTACGCCTGATTTTGATTTGTTATATAGTTTTAGTTCGTCTTCTGATTCGCCTTTTCTTGCCGCATCAAACCCTTGTTTAATGCCCTTAAGTTTGTCCATAATGCCTAATGGTTTTGCACCCATGCGTTTCATTTTAACATCTTTATTAACATGATCATCGCCTGTACGCACTTCTTCTAATTCTTCGCCTAGTGTTCTTGCTAGATAGTCGTAGTATTTTTTATCTTGTGCTTTTTTGCTTGGACTTTTAGTTATACGTTGGAGTGGTTTATCTTCACGTGGTGTGTATGCTTCACTCATTTCTGGGTATTCAACACCTACTTCGTTGTATACTTCACGAACCATATTACTAATATCACTTGAGCCTAATTCGTCTACTGGTGCATGGAATCCTGCTACATCACGTGCAGCATTCATAACACCATCTGGACCTGCTTTTCTTAATAGTTCACTGTGTTGTTCTACGTTGTTTAAGATTCTACGGATAATTGCTGATTGTATTGCTTCAACATTATCTTCATCGTATGTATCTTTGTCATACTCGCTTTCACTTACCTGTCCGTCCATACCACCATCAGCTGAACCATATTCATCGTTTGGTTCTGTATCACCAATTTCGTCGATTACTTCTTGGTACACAGCAGGAACGTTTTCTTCAACCCAACTAAGGATAGTATCACGTGCATCTGCTTCTGGATCAACCTGTGCTAGTTCTACTAGTTTATCCACTAATTCATCATTTTGAATAATATCGCCAATTGCGTTAATAGCATTAACAGCATCAACTCCTACTGGAATTTCTTCGCTGAGTGCATCTATTAAATCATCTGGGTTGATTGGTTCAATACCCCATTGTTTAACGCCTTCTTCATCTTCGTCCCAACCTTCAGCTACGTTGTTAGCCCAGCTTTCAAATTGTTGTGCAAATTTATTATTTTTCTTCATATCATAAGCCTTGTAAACTAGTGGTAGTGCATCTTCCATTTTATCATTATAGACACGTTTAACAAAACGTTCTTTTAATTCCTCAAGAGTATTTCCATCCTCTGGGATATAACTTGTACTTGTTGCTACAAATTGTTCTTTACATGTTTTGTAGCCTTTACGACCACTCATACGTTGTAGGGTATTTTTAAGTAGACCATGGTATTCAAATGCCGCTTCAACCATAGTAGTTGTTTCTTGATCTTCAAATGTACGACGACGTACATTGTTTAAGAATGGACGTAGTTTACTACATTCTGCAGCCATTTCACAGATATGTTTACCCAAATCATCATATGGGCTACCGCCTTCGCTCACATGGCGTGCCATGGCACGTGCAGGAACAAGACTCTTAAATGGCATCTTAAAGCGTTCACCTTCATGGTTTTCAACAAAAACACTTTCAATGTGTCTTGATCGTGCACCACGACGTTCTGGATCTACGTTAGTATTGTGTCTGATAATAAGTTTTGCAGGGCCACATTCTTGATAGCTACTCTTACGAGTACCATGTAAACGGCTTTCGCCTACTACTTCATCTTTATTATAAGTAGAATCGGCTTTACTTTGTTGTTGGATATCGCGGTGTTTTAGTGTGCTACGAGTAATGTCACGTGGTTCAAAGCTCAACAAGTTACGTTTAGCAAACTCACGCAATTCTCTAAGGAAAGCGTACCATTTTTGCTTATTTTCTTCGTCTAACTCACTGCTGATATTTTTACTAAAGTAGACTTTTAGACTAGTTTCATCAATCAAACTAAGAGTGATGTTGCCAGCACTATGTCCGTCTACTGTGTAATCAAAGTTGAAAAAACGTGCATCTTCTGGGTTTTGTGTGGCTTTAGCGTTTTCGTCGCCCAAGCTAACATCCTCAAATCTGTCACGGATTTTTTCAAATAGACCTTCTGCGATTTTATTAACTTCTCTCATATTATTATTTATCTAGGAAATAAAGAATGGCATTGGCTCGATTACGTCTTCTAGACTATCCTTCATAGTATAATCAATCTGACTATCAAAAGACTGTAACATCATTGCTATACGTATTACTAGGATAAGAGCCATTACTAGATCGTCAGTTTCGCCTGGTTTAGCAGCATAGCTAGGACCATGTGCTACAAACGTTTTAAGTTCTGATATGAGTGGTTTGCTTACAATAGTCATACGCTTGCTTTCAATTAAATTCTTAAGTTTAGCGCATGCTGATATTTTAGTGCTGTTGGTTGTGTTAAATCCCTTACGGTATCTACGGCCACTTCCTGCACGTTTAGGTTCACTTAGGAAAATGCCTTTGATATTTTCTTCGCCAATTTCGCTGATGGAAATTAGGGCCGCTTCACCTAGAGTATTGTTTTCTACACTATAGTAGATATTGTTTTGATTTACTGTTTCGTTTAGGTAACGGATGATCTCAGTCAATATACCCACTTGTTGCTGTACTGGTGTGCGATTATGTTGCCATTCACCAATCTGTTTGAATGTAGGCAATTCAAATATCTGTATAGCTGCCGGGTCACCGCCTGTGCCTAGGCTTGGATCTAATGCTACTACATAGGTATGTTGTGGATCTGGCTTTTTATACCAACGTACTTGTCCCTGACGTTCTGTTGGTTCTAGGCCAGCCATTTCAATTAAATGACTAGGATTGATCAATGTCTCGTCCCAGATAACAAACTCACAGTCCATTTCTCGGCGGAAACGTTCGTCGCCTAATTGCGCACGCTGTTCAGTTGCCCACTTCTCATCACGGTCTGGATGTTCATTCCAGTAACTTCTAAATGCTTTAAAACCGTTAACACCTATTTCAGTTGTGTTACCGAACTCATCAATACACTTATTAGCACCCTTCCACAGGGTAGCAAACTGGTCTTCATCACTGTTAGGTGTTGATGTAATGATACATTTACCACCAGTTGCTAGTGTTGGGCTGATAGAAGTCCAAAACTCACGACCTATAGTAGAACGAACGAAAGCGAACTCATCTGCGTATAATAATGATATTGACAGACCACGACCTGTGTTTTCAGTAGTTGTTGCTGATATAATACGTGATCCATTATCAAAGTCTATGCTACCTTTGTTATAGCTAGTAGCACCTGCACGTATAAAATCCGGTACGCTTTCATAAGCATAACGTATACGTTGCATAATTTCCTGTGAACCTGTGTATTTGTGTGCGGCAATTAGGATAGTACTGTCTGGTACAAACATAGCGTACCATAACAGGTAACCTGCAGCACTTGTTGATTTACCTGTTTGACGTGGCATTAATGATATACTGTATCTATAGTTATGATAGGTATGAATTAAACGTTTTTGATAGTCAAACGGTTCATACAACATACGTCCTTTAGTAGGGTGTTGTATGAAAAAATAGTTACTCATAAAGTATTCAGGCCCGTTTACAGGATCTGCGCACTTTGCGAATTCTCTTAGTTGCTCTTCGTTAAAACTCTCTTTGGTGTGAGGTTTTTTGACGAGCGTTATTTCGTCTTTTGCCATATTATTACTTATCTTTGTATGTTAGGGGTACTACAATTACCAGGGTTTTTCGCCTGTTAGGAATGGTTTTGAGAACCATAAACGAAACCACTCAGGACTGCCTGGTTGTACGTTGTTGTTGTTTTGATAGTTAATTTTTTCTACTGCTGTAATACTTGGATTGCTACCTTCTAATCTAGTAGGGCTGTCGTAGCCTTTGTATTCAGCTAATTTACCTGCATTACCTTCCATGCCTGCTAGACGACGCATATCTTGAATAGGATCGTTTTCGTCTAGGACAGCTTCTGGGATTAGATCATCTGTGTTATAGAAGTCTTTAGAAGTTAATTTGATATGCTCGGTCATTATGATTTACGTTTAACAGGACCGCGATCTTGCATCGGACTTACTTTATGAACATCATCGGCTTCTTTACTTTTGTTACTACTTAAACGCTTAACCGCACCTGCACCAACCATCTTAGCTGCATTATCAATCATTTCTTCTTCAATATCAGAATATGATGCATATACTGGATCACCGCTGAATGCACCATCTGGATCCATTGGCTCGCTTGGTGTATTACCTGCGCCTGCGCTGGCCAATGCTAGACCATGGCGATATTGCATATATATACTGCCGTTTGATTTGTTCATGCTTAGGTCAGGTACGCTCTTTGCACCTTTAATAGCATCAACTTGGTCAGTGGCTAACTTTTTAGGGTTAGCCGTGTGTGAGTCTTCTACGATAATATCGTTAATTTTCATTACTTAGCCTTAACGTCACTGATCATACTTTCGTATTTTGCCCATAGTGCATTTTCCTTAACTGCTGTAGGATTGTCACCTGGGTATTCTTTTTTGTATTGTTTCTTACCGCGGTTTAAATCAGTACCATCTGGGAATGCAGCATCTGGGCCAGCTTGCTCTTCACGTGGAGTATTTAAATGCTCGATATCACGTTCTCTTGGACCATCTTCTTCTAGGCCAAGTTCTTCGCCAGGATCAACATTACGTAGATTTGCTTCTGGTTCAGCAACAGGTGCTACCATTTCTGGTTCAGCAACAGGTGCTACCATTTCTGGTGCTACTGGGTCTAAACCACTTAGCTTACGGATTAGGTTAACTACATCATCTGCACCATCTGCTGTTAATGAAACATCTTCCTTAACAGTATAACGTTTACCATCAACTTCAAAATCTTTTTGGCCTGATGCTTTAGCAGCTGCTAGTGCGCCACTAAATTCGTTACCTTCCATTTCCACACCTTCGTCTAGGTCTGCTTCAAGCGTCATAATAATATCTTCAATACCATTATGTACTTCATAGTCGTCCCATGAACCAGAACTAATTTGTTCAATCATATCTTCAATTGAACTATGAATTTCGTATCCGTCTTCTCTACTTAATTTTTGTTGAGTAGCATTTGCTTGGTCTAAGAAACTAACAGCTTCTTCTGCTTTACCAGCTTGTTGTCTGTTATTGGCTTTGCTTAATAAGTCAATAACTTCTTCTACTGATGGAGCACTAGCTTCTTCGCCTAATTCTTCGTGGTCACAAATACATTCATCATGTGTACGATCACATGCATCACAGTAAGCGTCATGTGCGTGTGTTAATGGACTAGAAGAATCACCCGGAACCTTGCTGTCCATTTCAGTAGTTAGTCCTGCTAATTTAGCAATTTCGTCTAACTCTTGCATAGAATCTACTACTGGTGCTTTTTCTTTACAGTAGTGACCATATGATGTTGCTACATCGCCTAAGAAGTCTTCATCAATTGTTAAGATGTTTCTAGCTTGGTTAGGTTTAATGCCCTGTGCTACCATTTCGTTATAAACAGCTTTGCGGAAATCCGGACCTGCTGTATCTAATCCTGGATTATGATCCGCTAATGACTTAGCCACTGACTCATAGAAATAATCGCCTTCTTGTAACATACGACTTTCTTTAAGTTTAGCAGGTTTAACTTTAGATAATTTTGGTGTAGAGTTTTTAATTATGTCTTTAAAATCAACACCTTCTTCTACTTGTCCAGCTTTCTTAGCTTTCCATGCTGTAGCATAAGCAATACCTTTTTCTTTCTTAGTTAATTTGCCGTCTTTAGCATAGCCAGCTTTAATATGTTTAACCATACGTTCAGCTTTCTTGCCCGGAGGTGCTTTTTCGTATACGTCAACTACTGGTTTTCCATCAGCTGTTACTTTAGCACCACGGCCCGCCGGTTTGCCTTTACCTGCTTCGCCACGGCCTGCAATGTGTCGACTAGCTGTTGAAATTGGATTCTTTGCTTTACCTGGTGGTAATTGTTGTGTTCGACCGCCTTTAGCTTTAAAATCGCCAATGGCTTGGTCATATTCAGCTTGAGTGTATTCATCTAACTCTTCTGGCTCATCTTGGTATTTTGCGCGGTGAATTCGTACATTAGGTTCTGCATCTTTACCACTAAACCAATCATCTTTCTCTGCACGACGGTCTTCGATATCTTGTAAACGACGGCGGCGATCTGCGGCAGCTTGTTTAGCACTTGCTGGTTTAACGGCTGTGTCTGTATCTGGTTCTGCAAATTGATGAGCATCTAAATCTGTTAGATCATCGATGCCTTCGTTTACACCGTGTTCTTTCTTTTTCATAGCCGCAATAAACTCTGCTAAGGTGCAATCAGGATGTTTAGCTTTGTATTTGTCGTAGTTAGCTTTGAACTTAGGATGCTTAGGATTGTATAGCTCGTAAGGACCTTGGCCTTCATCTAAATCATCTTTTTCTTCAGCATCTTTCTGAGCTGAACCACCGTAGGCTTTACCTTTAACAGTACGTGTAGATGATTTTTTATCTTCTTTACTATCCCACCAATCGTCTTTGGCAGCTAGTTTTTCTTTAGCATCATCTGCTTTGCCTTCTTTAAAGGTAGCAAATTTGCTTTCTAAGCTCTTAACAGCTTCGCTGATACTACCACGTGGTTCTACGTCTTCGTATACTGGCTCTTGTTTAACACTTTCGTTTAACTGTTCAGCTTTAGCGTTATCATTCAAACCCTTGAAGATACCTAAGATGTTATACATTTTATTGTCGCTCATTATTTTAATCCTTTGTTAGGGTTTGGTATTTTATTTTGTTTACTGCCCACAGGATCTACATTGCCCTGCGGTAGGTCATTTGTTGTTTTACCAAATGAACTTTGTGCTTCGCCGCCAATAGTTTTATCAGTGCCTGCGATATCAAATTTAACTGGTTTATTCAATTCTTTAAGAATGCTTTCAGCACCGCTATATGCTTTGCTGGCTGCTTTTTGTTCTTCGTTAGCTTCTGGAAGTGGTTTAGTTAATACATCTTCACCTTGTACATATTCACGTAGCTCGCCTTCATTGTTGCGCCATAGTTCTTCTGGATGGCCACAAGGTACTACAGAAACACATGCATGTGAAATAGCCAAACGTTCTGCAACTAGCTCACGCAATTGATCTGCCATAACTGGATATTTTAATGCTACTTCCATAACATAAACTTCACAGTTTTTCATTGCAGGAAAATCAATATTGTTTTCCATAATTGGCAATGACTTTGGCTTACTGATGCTTTCTACAGCATAAGCAGCTAGGGTTGTTTTTAAGTACTCAATGCGATCTGTTGGATCAACATTTGCTATTTTAATCTTAAACTCATAAATTTTTTGAGCTTCTGATAGATAATTTAAAAAATTCTTCATTCTTTGGTATCCTATTAGTGTTATTTATCTGATTTGCCTAAGATTTGCTTAAGTAATTCGTTACGATCAAGGATAACACCCTTGCCATCTTCTGCATCTATTAGCTTATCGCCATCGGTTTTTTGTGCATCTTTAGCCGCTTGCTGGTCTAAACGCATCTTTTTAAGTTGTAGATCTACCATACGTAGCTTCTTATCTAGTTTAGCCTGCTTGGCTGTAATAGCATGTCCTAGTAGGGTACCTGCTGTGGCTAAGATGTGTCCGCTAAAGCGTGCTTCAACGTTCATGCCCAGATCAATTAGGTCCTGGAATTTTTCTTTAGCAAGGTCACTTAGATCATCTAGTTCTTTATCGCTAGTGTCTAAATCTGCAACAAAAGGTAGTGCGGCGTCAATTTTATCAATTGCGCTGTCAACTTCTTCTATAATTGCACGATTTTCTTCAATGGTATGCTCTGCTTGTTCTACAGTAGCATCATCTGAAGAGTTTGGAGGTAGGTTAAATAATTCTTCAAGTTTTTGGGTCATAGTAAACTATTTACCGTTTCATGTTTTTGAATATGTCAAACTCGGTAACAACTCTAAAACGCATGTTATTGGCACGAGCCCAATTATCTGCGGCGGCCCATTTGGCCATGTTGATAGCTACCATTAGTTTATCACGATAGCTTTTAGCTGATTCCATGGTTACTTCTGTACTAGGTTTAATTTCTACTAGTTCTGTATGTTGCTTTTGGTTAGCATCTACATATACTATTAAGAAATCAGGAACATATATTGTTTGTTTACCCTTAACTGGATTAAAATAAGGTATAGTAATAGCTTCACTAGCCCAATTAATCACAGCAGGATTGTTATCGCAAAAGCTCATAAAGGTAAACTCCCAGCTACTACGATATGTAGGACTTTTTCTACCTACATACTTTGCAGGGTTCTTTATTTGATATTTGCCTTGAGCATACTTGGCCATTATGGTAAAATCGCTCTTGTGATATATTTGTTAGTTTGTGGACTGTTACTTAAACCTAATAGACTAGTACTAACTCTATTAACATTTAAGAACATTGTTAGATAAGCATTAAGCTCACCCGGGTTTAATTTGTTAAATTCTTCTACTAATAACATTGGATCCATGTTTTGCTGTACAGCCGCATAGATCACAGCCGCCGCTAAAGTCGTTCCACTGTCTTTATCACCAGTGATCTTTTGAAAGTATGCAATAACCGCATCATCTATATTAGCACTAACCCCATTGGTAGTATTAAAGAAATTATCAAAGTAATTTGTAGTAGGATTATTAGGTGCTGCTGGAGGTAAGTTTCCAAAAATCATATCTGTTCCTATGGTAATAGTAGGCTAAGTAATTGGTTTTGCGTATTAATATTAACAGCGCCACCTAGACCCGACGTCGGTATTGGAGTAGTTGCACGTGACATACCTGCTTGTACACTACTTGCTGTAGGTACAAATACTGTGCTTTGTGTATTTTGACCCTGCAATATACTAGATCCAACTTGTGATAGGTTTAGACTTGGATTTGGTATTAGTCCAGTCTGCGGACCTGTGCCCATTACCGCACTAATACCGTTTAATGCTCCAGATATAGCACCTGCTATACTGCCATTTTGAACACTTTTAATTACTTGACTAGTGTCACTGACAATGGCATTAAGATTTTGTAGGCCACCCAATGATCCGCCAATCGGACTAGGACTATTATCGTAGTGTGCTACATCAAATCCAATCACGGTGCCATTTCTAACTGAACCATATTCGTATTGTACAGCTTCATATGCAAAGGTCATCGAGTGTTCCAATGGTGCATACTCACCTTGAGTATGTGTACCGTGTGCAAATGCTGTAATTGTTGGTCTAAATAAGATGTAACTGCTAAATTGTTTTTGGCTTAGACTATAAATGCGGATAGCATTGATATAGTTAGGTGCACCAGGACCAGAGTAACTAGGACTATATCCCCAATTCTTTTCTTGTCTAGGTACATATTTGTAATCTTGGTTGTATGAAGCCGCTGAATGGTCTGCATCTCTGTAGTAGTGGCCATAGTAACCTGCCCAAAAATTACGTATTACGTTGCTACTATCATCATGGAATGTAAGTGTCAATGGATCATAGTTAATTTTTTCTTGTACTATGTTTTTTCTGTTATAAGCATTGTATACTTTGTTTGCCACAGTAAACTTAGGTAACTGTGCTGTCTTAGCTAATAGACCAATTTCATAATTGCTCATTGGATTCTGTGGGTCAACTCGAGCTACAGCTGGATTAAGTTCAATAAACACGTGAAATAATGCCTGTGTTTTTGGACTTAGTCTGTAAAGACCATCAACAAAGGTCTTGGCCGCATGTTTGTAATCTTTTACATTATCTGCGCCAAAGCCACTTAAAAATTGGTTTAAAAATCCAGTAGACATCTGTGTTTCCTATATATAATATTTATCCGAAAAAAAAGCCCAGAATATTCTGGGCTTAGTTTATACTTTTCGTCTGGATTAGCCAGTGATTACTGAACCAACTGTTCTTGCTACTACAGCACCTACACCATTACCTACTGGTGTTTGGATAGCGTTGTCGTAACGGATGCTTAATGTCATTGTCATTGGATCGTTTGAGCTATACTCAGCATTACCGTAATCCACTGATGTTAAGAAGCAACCATACATTTCCCAAGTTTCAAGAACGTTTGGAGTGCTTGCGCCGTTACCGCCGTCAAGTACTTCAAAGTTAGTTTGGAATTTGTAATCGATACCGCTTGCTGCAGAACTTTGTTCCATAAAGTCGAATTGTTTTTGTAGCTGTTCGCCAACACGTTTAGCAACTTCACCACCTGCATCATCACGTAGTTGACATGTAACAACTTCCCAAGTTGGTTTACCAGCATAGTAAACTTTACTGTTGTAAACAGGGATTTCAATTGGGTCAAACGTTAATGTTGGACGCTTAAAATCCATAACTTGTTTTGTAAGCTCAGTTGATGGCTGAGTTACGCCAAAGTTTAAAAACGTTACGCGAAAGCGAAACTTTAATTTTGGCATTAACAAGCCTTGTGCAGAAGCACTTGAGCTTGTTGCTAATGGTACTGTAAATTTGCTTAATGATGATGTTGCCATCTTATTATTCCTTCTTTTATATATTTAGCTTTTTCTTACTACACAGCTATGGGGCCTAAAACCCCATTAACTGCGTATATTAAGATTAAGTTATTTAACTGTTAAAGCTGCCCCTGTATTTTGTAAACGTACTGGGATATAAATGAATTCAATAGCTTTAACTGGTTGAATTGCAATATCTACCCATAGTTCGTTACGATCAATACGATCTGGAGTATTATTTGTACCATCACATACTACTAAGTAGTCGTAAATACCACGTTTAGCAACTAAGTCATTTAGCACTGAATTAAATGCCGCTTGTACTTGGTTACGTGTAATAGTGTCGTTTGGTTCAAAGATGAACGGTGCCGCAACTTGACCAAGGATTGTACGTAGGTAACATACTAATCGAGCTACGTTTACGCGATCCATTGCTGAAGTTGTTGATGCACGTGTTTTTTGACCATAAGCAACAATACCAACCCCTGGTAATACTGTAATTGGGTTAACTTCGTTAGCGTATAACACATCACGTAGGCCATTAGTTACACCAATAGTACGGAATGTATTTTTATTGTTTATATCAATATAACCAATTGAGCTAACATTGTCAATTACGCCACGACGCACACCAGCTGGTGCAAACCATGGATAACTTACAGCATCACTACGGATGTATGTACGTAGCATCATGTGACTTGCTGGAACAACTACTGAGTTGCCATCTAAGTTTGTTGCTAGACCTGCTGGATAGTAAACACCTAGGTATTCGCTGTGTGTTACTAAACCTAACTCACCGTTGTCTGCAGCTAAACCTGCGTTAGTGATGTAGTTTTGTAATGTTGTTGCATCTGAGCTTAGGTCTAATGGTGTGTCACCAATAATAAACGCTGTATCTTTACGATCATTGTTTAATGTAACCATGTCTTGGATCAATTCTGGATAACCAGGAGCAACAATTAGGTTAAACTGTGTTTGCTCTTCACGTAGTTCTGTGCTTGATGCAATAGCAGCTTTCATTGCTTCTACAACCACTGAACGTTGTGCTTTATGACCAAAGTATGGAATACCTGTTGTTGGGTCTTGACCATCGTGACTTACCCATGCGCCTAACTGTGTCGGTAAAGCACCTGCTGTGTATCCTAAGTTTGTAACATCATAAGTACCTGCTACATATGGTTTGTCAGCAAAGTATGTGCTTTCAAATTTCTTAACACCGTAACCGCTACGACGTGTATTGAACAACAATGTTCCACGTGCATATAAACGATAGTCTGGGCAATCTGTATCAACATAGCTACTTGTTAATAATGTAGTAATTGCTGGTAATCCATCTGTAATTGGATTTGTTGAGTCATTGTATGACCAACGTGCATCTGCAAATACTAAGCCATTTGAACTAATGCTGTCTGTCTTGTCAATTAATGTCCATGCTTTAGTTGTTTCGTTGTAACGATAAAGCATTGGGTAATTGTCAAGATCGCTTGTATCAATCCATAAATCTCCTGATACTAAACTTGCACCACCGCTTTGTGTTACTGGTTGTGAAGCACTTAAGATAACACCGTTTGGATCTGTTTCTGATAGATCATAACCGCGTGCATCATTAAGAACTGTAGCATAACCTTTCCATGCGCTACCATCGTTGATCATAATATCAACATCTAATGGGTTGCTGTAGTACCATAGTTGACCATCTGCTGGGTTACTAAATGGTGCTGTAGTTTGTGCAAAGTAGTCTAATGATACAAATGGGCTAATCAAGAATACTGTACTTGATAGTTTTTGTACGTTACCAACATTTGCCACAGCAGCACTAAATGTAATACCTGCTGTACGTAATGGATGACCTGTTGTTTCTGTGATCTTAATAGTACCACCAGCTAGGTGTGATAGGCTAATTGAACCACTAGTTTCAATAACAGCTCTTAAGTTTGGTAAACCTGCACTTAAAATTTGACCTACTAGGCTAGTTGCTGATGTTCCTGTTAATACAATCGAAGCTGACTGTGTATTTGATGAACCTGGAACTGAAACTTCTAATGTAAATGCATCGCTAACTGAGAACGTTTGAGCATAAGCATTTGCTGTACCTGTTACTTTAGTTACACCAGCAATATTTTTAACATATGGTTGGAATGAACCTGTGTTAGTTGCTAATGTATCGTATTTTACATATAGTGTACCAATTGGTAGACCAGCGCCACCGCCTACTGCATCTAAGCCTTGAACCGCTGTTGTATCTGAACTATATAAAGGAGCAGCCAATACATTCCATGAACCTAATGTGCTACTGTATTCTTTAAGTGCCCAGCTTGCGCCGTTACCTGTACCAGATGTTTTAAACCAAACTGAACCATAAGGACGTGTAACTGTGTCTGTAGTTCTCCATGCTGGATTACCTGTGTATGGAGCAAAAGCCACTGTTGGGCCATAATATGTCCATGTATTACCTACTTGGTTAGTACCACCGTTAACTGTTTGTAATAGACCTAGTTTAGTTGCAGCATCTGGCGAACCTGTTGTGATTGATAATTTACCATCAACGTTTGCACCGTCGCTCATTGCTGTGCCGTCTACGTAAATTTGTAGTTGACCAGTTGTGCTTGCTACGAATGTTAAACCTGGAATAGAAGTACCTAGGTCATTTGCAATACCTGCTACTGTTGAGTGGCTTAATGTAATTGCTTGACCGTTAATAGTCATTTTGTCAGTACCAGCTACTAAGTTGCCTGGGTTAGCGTTTGTACCAACGATAGTAGGCCATGAAGCTTTCCATGCGTTGCTACCTACTAATACCCAAGTATTTTTGTAGTTTTTGTACCATACTGGAACTTGTGTAACGTTAGCTACACTTAGACCTAATGCTACTACAGCGTAGTCGCCAATTGCACCTAATGATTGGATTGGTGCTAGTAGTGTTGTATCACCACTTGGATCTGTAACTGTTTGTGATTGTTGTGTAACTACAATAGCTGGGCTCTTTAATGTAAAGCCTGCGTCTTGATCCCACTCATAAACACCAAAATTTGTGTTAGCAAGATCTAACCAGTATGTACCGTCTACTGGATCACCAGTTGGACGTACTGAAGTGCCTTGTAATTGATTTAAGTCAACATCTGCACGTTGTACATAAAGTTGATTTGAAACGCCTAATGCGCTGTAAGCAGATAACAAGCCATATTCGTTTAATTCGCTACCATTGATTGGGTTACCAGCTGCATCCACTTGGAATGTTGGAGTACCAAACATGTTAACTAAATCACGTTGACTAGTTACTGTAATTAATTTACCAGCGTTAGCTAGTGTTGTTCCTGTTGCAACGGTGTTGCTAGGAGTCATTTTGTCTTGAGCGGTTGCTAACAAAACGTATGCGATAGAACCAGCCGCAGTAGGTGTATATTGACTTTGATCAATAATACTAACTGATACGCCTGGAGAAGTTAATGATGCCATAGTGTCTGTTCCTTTAAATAGGTTACTTAAAACTATTTATAAGTATTTTGGATTTTTGGTGTGTTAAGGCGCCCTTTGAAAGGTTCACGCTAAATACCATATGCAATGGCGATCTTTATGTACCGTTTGTGGCAAAAAGCCAGTGGCGGTCAACTATAAACAAGGTGATAAAACCTATTATAGAAGTCGCTGTGACAGTTGTATCAGAAAGAAAAAGAAATTACCCGTACAAAAACCAGCGTGGTTACTTGCAGGGTACAAAAAGAAACCACACTGCGAAAAGTGTGGTTTTAAGTCTAAGTACAAAGAACAGTTGTTTGTCTATCACATAGATGGTAATTTAAACAACAATAGCCATCTAAATCTAAGAACTGTTTGCGCTAACTGTCAGTATGAGATAGCTCGCGAGGGGCTTGGGTGGAAGCATGGTGATCTGGTGCCGGACTTTTAGCTAGTAATGCCTCAACACTAGCATATAAGTCATCTACAGTACTATCGTTGGTTATCACTGCATCAAACTTACTACCAACCCACGCAGTTTCGCTAGCATGGATGCCCAACTCTTCTATACGATGTTTACTTAATGCCCAGCTCATATTACGACTAGCACCTTTATTCATACTTTTAGCATCATTGTACCACTCTGGTTCTGGTCCGCGTTTAACTCTGAGTATCGTAGCACCTATGTTTTTAAGTGCTTTAATTTCGTTAGGAAAACGACAGTCTGTAATAACAATATCGTCTTTACTAGTAAGTAAACGATTTTCAAGGCTTGCTACCCACATGTCATTGTGAAACCCTCTACGGATAACTTCAGTTCCCCAGTACTGTAGAACATACCGTGGTGTAATATCTTGCTTTAAGCGTTTACTCCACCACTCGTCTTTGGTTTCGCGCCACTCACGGCTTTGTTTGGTGCGACCTTCTAACATCTCACGGTCCCAGCCAAACACTACGCTCACAGCGTCTTTAAGGCTGTTGGCAAAACTTTCTCTTCTAAATCCTGCAAAGTTCTGTAAATAGTCAGCAATAGTATCTTTCCCTGCGCCCTGAAATCCACAAATAGCAATAATCATAGTTTTCCCCTTATAGTCTTATTATATACGAATATTTATTTTTGTCAATAATTGTATAAATATTATAGTCATGAAAGTTTACCAATCTCAAGCATTTGTATATAAATGGATTCACGTTCCTACAGGGATGTGGTATATCGGGTCTCGCACAGCAAAAGGATGCCACTTAACTGACGGGTATATTTGTTCTAGTAACAAAGTTAAAATGTTAATATTAGAAAATTCGTCTAATTGGATTAGAGAAATTTTAGGTGTTGGTACTCCTGTATCCATGCGAGCCCTTGAAGCAACTTATTTAAGTTCGTTAGATGCGGCTAATAATCCGCTAAGTTACAACGAGCATAACAATAATGGAAAATTTAACTATCAAGGTGGTAAGGCACAATCTCCTGCTCATCGAGAAAAAATTTCAAAAGCATTAACAGGAATAGTTAGATCTGCAGAATATTGTGCTAAAATGTCAGCTGCCAGAAAAGGAAAACCAAATCCAAAACATTCGTTAGCAACAAAAGGTGTACCTAAGCCAAACGTTTCCAAAGCAAAGAAAGGTGTTCCTCAACCTAAAGTTTTATGTCGTATAAAAGATAAAAAAGAAATGTGCTTGTCACACTTTAATAGATGGTGTAATAGACAGGATAATCCACAGATACTTAAGGATATATTTTCTAAACTTAAAGGTGTTCCTAAAACTAAAGTAGTTTGTAGAATTGTCGATAAGAAAGAGCTAACACTGGGGCGCTTTAATAAGTGGCTTGCTAAAATACTCTAGCAGTTTGGTAAGATGTTAACCCATTAACCAAGTCAACGGAGTGCCGCCGTCAACATAGTTTTTAATCTGTTCGTCTAGATCTTTAAGTAACTCTGCACCTTCTTGTTTAAGTGCAGTACCGTTTAGGTTAGTTCCGCCTTGTGGCCCATTGATAGTACCAAATTTTTCACGTGCTTGACCAATGCTCATCATAACTAGTGCATAGGCATAGTCTTGAATCCACGGAAAAGTCATAGGGTCGTTTAGTAGTACAACGTCCGGTTTGTAGTTGTCAATATGTAATAGCACGCTTTCATTGAAGTCTTGGCTATATGTCTGACCTTGAAATGGCATCTTACGTACAATGGTTAGTTTCTTAGTTACACGATTAAATGTAAAGTTCATAAAACCGCCAAACATCTTCATTGCTAATTTTTGATAGTCCACAAATAGCTCATAGTTAGTTAGTCCACCAACACGACCTGCTACCAACATATAGGTGTTTAAATACCCTGATGCAAATGGTTCAAACTGACTAGCTGTTGTGCCTGTTACACTACCAATCCCTCGACGATAGATAACGCGAACGTTTTCAATTTCACGTGGTAAGATGTATTCTTGTGTTTCTGGAAGTAGATCTAAGAAAGCGTAACTTTCTTCTACACTGTTAGAACTCTTTTGACGATAGCGAATAAGGGCTTGTTTAATACCCATTTCGTAGTGTTCTTTATCTGCTTCAACGTCTACGATTTGATCACCCAAGCGTAGGCGAATGTAATCAACAATAGTATTCTTTTGAGACTCTAATGCAACAAGTTGACTGGCATCAAATGCAATATGCCCTGCACCAGACCCTGTTGATGGGTTGAAAAGACTGTCAGTGGTTAGGCTGAGATGTGCTGTTAAATTACCGGTTGGTGTTGCCATTTAAGTTATCCTGTAGCTGTTCATATATTTATGCTCAACCACAGGATAGTTTTGGCTTTAGGCTACCTTAAGTAGAATGGTGTCTACGTTAATGCGTCCGTTAAGTTTAATCTCAGTAGTTTTGATATTGTCAATGAACTTACGAGCATCAACCTTGTTAGCGGCTAAGAACGTTTTTAACTGTTCGTCTGGTTTACGTAGAGTTTTTTGCGTACTCTTAACTTCGTTAAATCCTGTGATGCTAGTTCCTTTAACTCCCAACGCACCGCCCATATCCTCAGCCACATACTTGCCTAGCTTACGAGTTTTGATGTTATATACCCACAAAGCCTGTGCGCCAATGATATCCACAGGGCTAACTGAAACAAGTTTTAAAGTTGTATCGTTTTTGAGATACTTAAGACTCTTAACTAGTTTTTCTTTCTGTGGTGGTTTACGTACTGCCGCTTTCTTAGTTGCTTTCTTAACTTGTCCGTACTGTGCAATACCCTCAAACAGTTTAGTATAAAACGCTTCATAGCGTTTATAGTCTGCGGCTTTCATATAAGAGTATGCTTCTTTTAAGTCTTCGTCATCTGTTGTTTTGGCTTCTAAGATTTCAGCCCAACGACGTTCAAATATAGACTGTATTTTACCTAGCATAGCCTGTGGTACACTCTTACCACTTAGGTATTCGTATGCTTTTGGCTCTACTGTTTTACCCTCATATAAACTATCTTCAAGTTCTTCAAAGTGTAGAATATGAGTTTTCATAATCTCATTCATACGGTCTTGGATAGTAGGAACTTTAACTGTTGGTGCTTTAGCTTTTTCAATTACCTCTGCTACCTTTTCTTCCCCAGCATCTAGTTCTAATGTACGATGCACCACACCAATTAGATATTTAATATGACGTTCTAACAGTGGCATACCTTGTGTATGTGCTTTAATAAGTGCTGGTGCAGTTAATGGAGTATACCCATCTGTACTTTTGGCAAAACGTGTAATAGTTTCAGCATCAAGTTGATGTGCAACACCTGCTGTCTGCTTTAACCAATCTACCAAATACTTCTTTAACTCTTTGCTAGAATAAAAATAGTTGTAGTAGCGTAGACTTATTCGCATATGATGATCAAATACACTTTCTTCCATTTCAAGAGCACGTTCAGTATCCCATAATGGTTCACTACCTACACTCTTTTCATCTAAAAAGATAGGATCTCTTGAAACTTTAGCTTTTTTCTTTGCACCATCAATCTTAATTGCCATTAGTCATTTCCTTTTCTAGCTCACGTTTAACCATTTTATATGCACTGCGATCATGTGAGTCTAGGTCATCCCAGTCACTTTCCATCATTGCTAGTGCCTTCCATAAATTGCGATCATAAAACTGTACTGCTATTGTCGCTTCATCCATTGTCATTATATATTGCATACTATCGCCCTAATTGAAATTTATTGAGATATTTAGTTGCTTCTGTTAAGTCTTGTATTGGTTCTAGCCGATCTAGTTCTTTTATTTGTTCAGCTAAGTTCAGTATTCTTTGGGCATTATACAGTCTTTCCCATTTACTATCGTTGGGTTTCTGTGTCCATTTATAGTTAAACCCTTTGTAATTCATATACTTTTATCATCCTATTACCATAAGTATACACTAATTTACCATAAAGGTCAACCTGCTAATAGCACTGCAAATGTTACCATACGTTCATAGTTTGCTATCTCTTCATTGATCTTGTCAAGCATTTCTTTATGGGTACGTGTTTGCTTGCCCATTCTGCGGCAGGTAATTTCTTCTTTACTTAATTCTCTAACCATTAAACCAATATTATGGCTTATATTCCACATTTCGTGTGTATACTTTTTCATCTTATGCAACGGCGCTTCTAACGCTGTCTGCGTAAGTTGCCAGTCTAAACTTGAGCGTATTTGGTTTGTCATAGTTTTGTAATTATACTATCATTCTGGGCTGTTGTCAATCAGATAAATACTAGATAATAGGATATAGCAATGCCGCGTCTAAGTTTATATAAGCCAGAAAAGGGCAACGATTACAAGTTTTTTGATCGCCGAATCAGTGAGATGTTTACTGTTGGCGGAGTTGATGTTAACGTTCACAAGTACCTTGGGCCAGTTGATCAACCAAATCTTAATGCTACTAATCCAGGTAATACTAGCCCAATTAGTTCAGGCATTACAGGCATACAGGATCTATTATTTTTAGAAAACCGTGACCGCAAGTATGACACTAGTGTTTATACAATGCGTGCCAATTACCGCTTAAATGACAACGACTTTGATCTAACACAGTTTGGACTGTTCCTAACTGGTGATACTATGTTTGCTACTTTTCACTTAAACGACATGATTGAAACATTGGGTCGTAAACTAATGGTAGGTGACGTATTAGAATTACCCAACTTAAAAGACTACTATCCGTTAGATGAGTCGCTGCCTGTAGCACTAAAACGGTTCTACACTGTGCAAGATGCTACTCGTTCAGCAGAAGGATATGCACCTACGTGGTATCCGCACTTATGGCGAGTCAAACTACAACCGTTAGTAGACAGTCAAGAATACAAAGATATCATTAATCAGATTGCTGGCGAAAATACTAGTTCTACATTGAGTGATGTATTGAGCACTTATAACAAGTATATTGCCATCAATGACGCAGTGGTTAGTCGTGCAGAACAGGACGTACCCGAGAGTGGATATGACACTAGTTCGTTCTATACATTACCTGTAGATACTACAAATCAACCAAACGTTGCTGTTACTCCTACCGAAAAGATCACAGGATACCTAACAGAAAATGCATTACCTCCAAACGGTGCTACTGTAGCGGCTGGTATTACTTTCCCAGCTAACCCGGCCGTTGGTGATTACTACCTACGCTTAGACTATGTTCCTAATAGACTATTCCGTTATGATAGTAAACGTTGGATTAAAGTTGAGGATGCTGTGCGTACCAACCTAACACCAGGTCCTACTAACACTACACAGGTTAGTGGGTTTGTCAACGACACTACTAAGATGTATGAGCACTCTATTGGATCTGACTACATCAAAGTTGCTAGTCCTTACACTGTACCTGCTAATGCCATAACGTCATCGTTCACATTATCTACTAAGACTGTAATAACCACACTTAGATATCTATCTAATATAGGTATTAACACACATCTAAACGATATACCTATTACTAATACCACAGCAAACGCTAGTGGTAATTTATCATTCTCAGTAACTGCTAACCTAACAGTTGGTGATCTGTTGTCATACACTGTATATTCAAAAGTGACACCTGAACGTCAAAGTTTAAGCCAAGCATTACGCCCAATTGCGGATAATTAACCATGTATATCTATAAATTTTCCCAAAACAGATTAGAATATTATAAAAATAAAGGAGCAGCATAATGTCTGCATTACAAAGCTTCTTCTATGACGCTCAGATTGAGCGATTCCTTGCTCAGTTTATACGTATGCTGTCTGGCTTTCAAGTAGAGTTTGGTGCGGACAGACAAGGGCATCAAACTTTACAGCGAGTGCCTATATACTACGGCGACGGTAGCCGACAGGTAGCAAGTATTATTACAAACAATGCAGGCGGTAGTGTAATGAACGCGGTACCTGCAATGACTGTGTATATTAATAACATTACCTACGATAAAGACCGTGTGCAAGATCCTACGTTTGTTGGTAAGATGCACATACGCCAACGTGCCTACAACGATGCTACACAAGAATACGAAAATCGTCAAGGTAATGCATTTACCATTGAACGTCACATGCCTGTACCTTATACACTAGAACTTAAAGTGGACATATGGACTAGCAATACTAAACAAAAATTACAATTATTAGAGCAAATTGTTCCATTATTTAATCCAGCTATGGAAATCCAATCAACAGACAACTATATTGACTGGACGAGTCTTACTGCTGTGTTCTTAGATAGTCCCAACTGGAGTTCACGTAGTGTTCCTATTGGCACTGATAATCCTATTGACGTTGCTACATTAACATTTAAACTACCAGTTTGGTTATCATTACCAGCTAAGGTTAAAAAATTAGGTGTGGTACAGAGTATTATTGCTAGTGTATTTGACGAACATGGTGACTTTAACGATCTGGTATTAAATCAAGCAAACTTAATGGGTAATAGAATACACGTTACTCCATTGAACTACGGTATCTTGTTGTATAGAAATACATTAACCTTGTTAAAGAATCAAGACTTAGAAACACCCAGAGACGATCATGGACAAGTACTAACTGACACTCCTGTTAAAATTGGTACCAAAGATGACTGGCACAATGTTGTTGGCATCTATGGTAACTTACAAAACGGTATCAGTCAGATTAGAATATCATCTGATGATGAGGAACTATTACTCATAGGTACTGTAAGCTATCACCCCACTGACTCTAGTTTATTAATCTTCAATCCAGACATAGACACTCTACCTACTAATTCGTTGACTGCTATCAACGCTATCATTAATCCTAATAAAGAAACAGTAGACTCTAGTATCACCAATCCCGCAGTAGGTACCCGCTACCTAATATTAAATGCTATCGGTAGTAGTACTAACACATCGGGTTACGGTCCTATTGCTTGGCACGGAGTAGATAACACTGATCTAGTAGCCAATGCCAACGATATTATTGAATACAACGGTAATCATTGGACTGTATCATTTGACAGCCAAGCTGATACTAGTGTACAATACGTAAGTAATCTTAATACTGGTATTCAATATAAATGGAATCTCAATCAATGGGTAAAAAGCTACGAGGGCGAGTACAAAAGCGGGCTTTGGAGTCTGATACTATAACCGGAGTAGGTACTTTTATCTACTCTGTATCTACACATCGATATCTATTCCTATTACGCAATACTAACAAATATTCAGGCACATGGGGATTAGCGGGCGGTAAAACTGACTCTGGTGAGCAACTCTTAGAATCATTATACCGTGAACTAAACGAAGAATTAGGATTTGATTTTACTGATAGTAAAGTTATACCTATTGAAAAATTTACCAGCGACAATAGTAAATTTAGCTATAATACTTTTTTAATACCCGTTGAGGAAGAGTTTACCCCAATACTCAATCACGAACATCGAGGATATTGTTGGGTAAGTTTAGAAGATCATCCTAAACCATTACATCCTGGGGTTTGGCGTACTGTTAATTTTAGTGCGGTAGTAGCTAAGATTAAAACATTAGAAACAGTCTTATAAATCAGCTTCACTGATCATAAGTTTGTAGGGAATCTGTCTAAGGTTCATACAGTATTTCCAGCTTTCTGGTAAGGGCGAATTGCCCACCGGTGTTACCCAAACAAAATCAACATCTTCGTAGGCATTAAATACTGCTAGCTGATTTTCTACCCATTTATCATCATTCATATCTGCCTGCAATTGATCGTACCCGTGTGTATCTGCATAGATATTATTATTGATGCCTGGAGTATCGTGACCATCAAATCCCATCATGTATATACGTTTGTGACCATCAAAACAGGCAATATACAAGGCCATTGTACCTGCATCACCGTACGGGTCATGCGGTATTAGATAAAATGCTCGTGGATAACGTAAGCTGATATGTGCTCTGGTGTAGACAATATTTTCGCCATGATATCCTCTATCAATTACTTCATCTGCAATATCATCACCTGTTACTATTAAAAAGTCTGGAGTATACTCTCTAAAGAAAGCGTTACATGCATAAGTTTGTAGACTATCTGCACCTAATAAACCAGATTTTTTATTAATAACGTATCGTGGATCCATATGCAATCTGCTACGGCCGTTGCCAAAAACCGCAGCACGATTAGATATTTGATTGTTTATAACATTGTTGGGTACATGTTCAGTAGTTGTATTCCATTTGCCACCTTCGTAGGCACGTTCAGTTACAATGTCCTCTCCGGTGTAATCCTGGCGATACTTTTTAGTTAATTTTAACATTTATCTTTTATCTTTATACAATATAATTACTATAAACTTTAACGTTAGCATTAACACCTGCTGAAGTTGTACTTGTATACCACAATGTAACATTACCATTTACCACGTTAGCTGATAATGTGCCCATTGTATAGCCACTGTTGATAGTGCCGTATACTGTGATGTGCGCATTACCTTGGTTATCGGTGATTACCAATGCTTCTTGTGTCTCAATATTACCCGGTGTGCCGTTATTATTTTTAACCTGTACAACATATTTAGATGTACTATAAGCAGTTTGATAGAAGGTATCTACTTGTACCGGTGTATTCAATGCAGGAATATTAATACCTGTTTGATTGTAGGTTAGTTTAGAACCATTTACTATATTAATATGACTGTCTGTATCTACACTAATTGATGTGGTGTTTAATGATATTGTGTTACCTACACCAACATTAGCATAGATTGGGTTATTAACATCAAACGATGCATACCCGTTTTGGATAACTGTTACTACTGCTGATGATGTAAAGTAACGTACATCAATTAAGTCACCAACTGCTGGTGCTTCTGTAAATGTTACTGTACTTTGTCCGCCACTATACCCAATTGAGTAAGCAGCGCCTGGCAATTGCATCACACCGTTGATGCTTACAATACTACTATTGGTGCTTACGTTTGCATTAGCAAAGTTACTTAATACAAACGCTACGTTAGCGCCATCACCGTTAAATTGTGCATCTTGAATAACTGTAAACGCACCACCAATACTTGCCCACACACTACCATTAAAGTATGTCAATGATCCTAGCCCAGTGTCGTAACGTATCATACCTACTACGTCAACATTACCTGTTAGTCCCGGAGTTTCACCACTAGAACCTGTTGGTATCATCATTGCGCCAGTACCGCCAACTTTCAACGGTACACCACCCTGTGGAGTTGCATTACCAAAGCCGCCAATCACAACACCATCAAGTCCGTTAACACCCGGAGTTGCTACAAACAATGCTGGGTCACTAGCACCACGAATTGTTACTGCGGCATTAGCATAGTTAAGTTGACCAAAGTTAAATGTAGCGCCGTTTTGTACGTTAAGGTTGGCACCTAACCCAACACCGCCTTTAATGACCACAGCGCCAGTTGTTGATGATGTACTAATTGCTGTATTGTTAACTGTAATATTGCCGGTAGTTCCTACAAAAATATTACCTGCGTTAATTGTACTTGCTGTAACTGTGGCGCCTGCATTACCAAAGTTAACTGCAGCAATATTACCTACTGCTACTGTACTTGATTGGATGTATGAACTTAGCATGCTTGATGCTAGTACGTTACCCGTAGCATTAAATGTAGCACCGTTATGTATCGAACTTGCATTACCAATCGTAACTGCTGAAATGTTACCAACTGCTACGGTGCTTGCTTGTATGTATGACCCTAATATGCTCGATGCTAGTACGTTACCTGATAAGTTAATACTTGCACCACTGAAAATTGCACTGGTATTACCAATTGTAACTGCGTTGATTGCCCCAGCATTAACAGTATTAAAGTTAGCAGTAGCGCCAGTGTTACCAAATGTTACACCTTTGATTGCACCAGCACTAATAGTATCTACGTTTGCTGTTGTACCTGTATTACCTAATGTAACCGCACTTACTGCCCCAACACTAACAGTGTTAAATGATGCTGTAGCACCTGTGTTACCAAATGTTACACCTTTGATTGCACCAGCATTAATAGTATCTACGTTTGCTGTTGTACCTGTATTACCTAATGTAACCGCACTTACTGCACCAGCCGATACTGTATTGAATGAAGCAGTACTACCTGTGTTACCAAATGTAACTGCACTCACAGCACCTGCTGATACTGTATTAAATGATGCTGTTGATCCTGTGTTACCAAATGTAACTGCGTTTATTGTACCTGCATTTACTGTTGATGAGTTTGTAGTGGTTGCTGCTAATATTGCGCCGCTGTTACCGATGAATGGTGCGCTTACTGATCCTGCTGTTACTGTAGTAAATGTACCTGCAGCTGCTGTTACGTTACCTATTACAGTGCCTTGGATACCTGCACCAACATATAAGTTACCTGTGATACCTGCGCCACCCAATACTTGTAATGCACCTGATGTATAACCAGTTGCTGGGTTGCCGTTAACTAATGCTAGGTTACCTGCTTTAATTGGGTCGTAAACTGTGTTACTGTCAAATGTTACAATCCCTGAACTTGGCTCTGCAACGTTACTAAAGAATGTCCATGTGTTATTGTGATAGTCACGAACCATACCAGTGTGTTGGTATATGTTTGACAATGTTGATAGACCATTGCCAATAAAGTGACTGTAAACACCAATATCGTATGTGTATGGGTAAGCGTTACTTGCATTTAAGTATAGTAGCGGATCAGCTACAGAAATAATTGTTGTCTGTTGGCCAATGATGTTAGCAACATATAAGTTACCACCGATCCACACATCTTGACTAAATGCCGCGCCTCCGGTTACTGTGAAAGTACCACCCGATTGTACCCCGGTACTATTAGTACCTAATGTCAACGATACAGCGCCACCAACACCTAATGTGTTATTGATCTGTGTTGCGCCGCCAATTGTTGTAGTTAATGCAATATTGGCTGCGCCAGCAACACTGATACCGCCATTGGGTACTACGATAGCACCTGTGCCTTGTGTTGATGTTGCAATACTAGCATTTGCCCATAGGCTATTTGCGGCACTTAATGTTGTAAATGCTCCTGTACTTGCGGTTACATTACCTATTGGTGTACTGTTAATTGCAGCAAATTGTGCTAGGCCGGCAATAATATTTCCAGAAATACCCACAGGGCCATTAACTGTTAATGCGTTATGCACTGCACCTGTTGACAGGATGTTACCAGTTAAGTTAATACTTGCACCAGTAAATGCTGTGCCTGTATTACCAATAAATCCTGATGCTACATTACCAAATACTGCCGACGTAGCTGATGTGTATGTAGATAATAACGAACTTGCTAGCACGTTACCGGCTACGTTTATATAACCAGTTACAGTTTCGTTACCATTAACAGTTAACGCATTGTATACGCCGTTCTGTGCTAATACGTTACCTGGAGTATTAAAGTTAGCCGCATTTACTGTGGCATTACTATTAAAGCCACCTGCGCCTACATTAATATTTGATACGTTAATTGCAGAAACATTGTCTATGCCGTTAACCGTTAATGCATTATATATAGCACCAGCAGCTAATACGTTGCCTGACAGGTTAATACTTGCACCGGTGAATACTGCACTTGCATTACCAAAGTTAACTGCTGAGATGTTACCAACTGTCATAGTTGATGCTGTTACATAACTAGCACCTACAGTTGATGCTAACACGTTACCAGTCAAGTTAATACTTGCACCAGTAAATGCTGTACCTGTATTACCAATAAATCCTGATGCTACATTACCTACAGTAAGATCATCTGCTGTAACTAATTGTGCATAGACTGTAGAGGCTAATACGTTACCACTTAGGTTAATTGCTGCGCCGTTAAATTGTGTACCAACATTACCAATCGTAACTGCTGATATATTACCCACTGCCACTGTACTTGCAGTTAAGAAACTTCCACGCACTGTGCTGGCTAAAACGTTACCACTTACGTTTAGGCTAGGTGCTGTGATTGCACCTACTGTTGTTGCATAGTCAACTGTTAAGTTACCAATGTGTAAATTAGCAAAAGAACTTTGATTGATAGCACCAAATGTACTACCAGTTTCTGTTGTAGCTAATATGCGGAATTCTTTATTTGCTTCATTCCAAATAAATGCTTGGTTGGTAGCAGAACCGCGGTTAAATACAAATCCTAGGTCGTATGAGTTAGTACCAGTAAACGCATTGTTCATTACAATCAACGGATCGTTGATAAATGTGTTGGTACTAGCAATTGTACTTACTTGGCTGTTACCCGTAACAGTTAAGTTACCAGTAATAGTAAGGTCAGTGCCAATTGTTAGGCTATTACCAAATAGCTGACCGGTAATAGTATAAGGTGCAATCTTTTGATAACCTACAATAGTACTATTATAGATTTGATTGTTGAGAATTCGTGTTAAATTTGCCATAGTATGGACTTAGCTCCGCGGTAAAGTAGTAACACTGGTACATCTGCTTGCGGTTCCATATTCCCCTAGAGCTAGGTTCAGTGCGTGTTATTAGTATTATTTATGCGAGATTTGGAAAAATAAAATAGCTAGCGGCCGCCAATTACGACTTCGATAACACCGGTCGTGCCATTAAAGTTCTCTAGGGCTTTTCCTATGATTGACCCAATAGTTGGAGTGTCTGTTGCTCTTGCTGTGCCATTGCCTGCACTGACCATCAGATCTCCTTTACGTACCTGCCCTGTAACTTGACATGGTACACGCCCGGTTAGAGCAAGTGCTACTACGTTAGGACCTGTTAGTGCTGAGTTCATCAAATATGCCGGTGCTTCTGATACTACCCCCGCTACTCTGGTGCTCATATCAGTATTAGATATAGTAACTTCATAGTCACCGCCAAACTCTAACACAGTACCCACAGGATATAGTGCATCTGCTAGATAGTTTTCCGCCAAGTCAGCGTATTTGGCTGTGGTCGATACACCTGTAAATATACTACCAATAACGTTACCTGTAACATTTATTGTACCTGCTAATAACCAAGCCGCACTAACATCAATATTACCTGTGGTAATAATTGTGCTGGCTTTTATCTGTGATGCTGATACGTTAGCTGATGTATTAATAAATCCAGTACTAGATATCCCACCTGCTAGATATGCAATGACATTTACATTACTATAATTTGTGTAGCCCATTGCGGTAGTATATGATGCAGCATTGACGTTACTATAATTAGTAAAGCCCATTGTTTGGCTATATGCAACCACATT